TGGTTCCATTCTGTAACGCAACTAAACGCCCTTTTTCAGCATCGGTAAAACTTCCCATTCGCTGAAGTGCCTTAGCTTGTTCACCGAGAGCTTTGTATGCTTCTTTAGCTCGGCCTTTAGTAGACTGGTCTTTAAGGATCGGAAAGACTTTGAGAGCTTCTGCGAAAGCAAGGTCAGTAGATAAGCCACCGAGACTGCACTTGAGCCGTTTAGCTGTTTCGCGGTAGCCCCAAGATTTGCCCTCCTTGGCTGCGGCTTCAACCCAATAGTTATGCAGCTTATACTTGAGGTCTATTTCCTCATGCCATAAGAACTCCTTACGATCCATGTTACTAAGAAGTTCAATCAAAAAATGATCGTCTTCAGTAATGCCGTCGAATACTCGAACCTCGATTGTTTCTCGCCCAAGTTTTTTAAAGGCTTCGATGCGATGTAAGCCATCGATTAGGACGTTATTTGAATCTATTAAGATCGCATGAAGTTGGCCGACCATTGAGATTGAATCGGCTAGACTGGAGATGTCGCCTACTGCTGATCGTGCGCGATCTTTGATGATAATGTCTGAGATGTTTCTTTCTTCTATTTGGAATAGTTGCATTTATTAGTCCTCATTAAAACTATTTTAATTATTCTTAATCTCTCCAACTATTAGCACAATCTTGATGGCATCCATAATCTATTTGAGTAAATTGATTATATTCTGCTTGACATTTTAAGGTTTCCATAAAATTTTCTCTAGTTTAAATTTTGAAACTGCCTTTTGATTAACTCTATTTGATTGGCTGAAAGTTTTCCAAGCAAGTCTGTTGCATTCTTGGTAGGATCAGCCAGCATCTTCTTGCCGCGCTTTGTTCCAGAGTTCTTAGAAATATTCTTCATGGCAGACTTAGTGATCTTTTGAGACTTAACAAGAGCTGCATTCAGCGCAGAAGTTCGCATAGTCCGAACGCGTTCAATCAATCTGGCTTGCTCTGGATAAGACATTTCTAAGAATGATCGGCAGTAAATACGATCCATTAGTGGCATAGTTAAACCTCACCATCATCTTTATTATTTTGCCAGTCTCTTTTTAAAACCTGCTGAATAGTAGTATTTATAGCATCAGACACATCTACTTTATTTAAAGTCATTAGCTGAGAGCCATAAATGAAAACATCACCGAATCCATCAGCAAGAAGCTCTTTATTAATTCCATTCTTACCTTCACGAATACCTTGAGTTCCCTTAAGAACTGTATGAGATATTTCACCAACTTCTTCAGACATACCTAGTGCCATTTGAAGATTGCAAATCATTAAAACTAAGTCTTCCTTAGATAGTTTTAACATATTTTCTATTGGAAAGTTTTTATTTTGCCAATCTGCAAGTTCTTTTTGTTTTGTATATATCATCCTTTTCCCCATAATTTTTGACATTTTTTACATGTTACTTTTTTTATATCTGCTGTTCTTTGAGTTACTAATGAACCACAAAGACTTCGCTCTATCTCAATATATTCATCCCAATGCATTGTAACCTTATTTAAATCAGGTAAATATTTTGTAACTTTATAATGTGTTTTCATTACTAACTCCATTTAAAGTTCATAATTATTCCTCAATTCCGGGCAAAGTTAATGCCTTACCCTTATACATATAGTCAAGAACTTCATTCAGTTTTCCACCATTAATGATGCTTTTCAACGAAAGGAATATTTGCCTGAACAGTTTTGTTTGCTGTCCATGATGAAAGTGTTCTTGGACTTGTTCGTACAAGTCTTTGTCTATTCGTGCAGTTACTTTACATTCTTCTTTGAGCATTTTGTTCACCGTAAAAGGTTAAAAAGTTGTTCCTCAGTTATCTGAGGGATGTTGTAACGAGTTGCCTTTTCTACCTTGGTTCTTCCTGGAGCATCTCCGACGACCAAGTAATTTGTTTCTCTCGTTACTCCAGATGAAAATTCATATCCATAGCCGTTCAAGATTTCGATCATAGTTTCTCGTGACTGGCTTAACGATCCGGTAATACAATAAATTGCTTTCGCTTCACTAGGGAGTGGGGCGAAAGAAAAGTTCTTCATCTCTTTAATAGCTTCTGTATAAATAGTTGCAGCAGTAATAAAACTGCGTTTAGCATTATCAGTTATGTGAATATTAATCTGGCCGGTTCTTAAATATTGACAAAGCCTCAAAGAGGATTTATATGCTAATCCTGGTAAGCCCAAACCTGCTACAAAGTGTGCCATTGTGCATTGATTATTCATTGAAAATACTTGTTCAGCAATGTTGCTATAAATCGTTACGCCAATCGTATTTATTATGTCTGGCACAATAGAATAGCTAAGTGGATCGAGAAGTGCCCAAGGCTTGGTTGATAGAACTGAATAACATTTTTCATTCTGGAGTAACTTTTCTATAATACCTTCACCAACACCGTCTATTTTGATGCCTTTTTGAGAGTAGAAATAAGCAATGGAGACAATGGATTTTGCTATACACTTTTCTCCATTACAAACAAGATGCACTCCTTCCCAAGATAATATATTATTACATTTTGGACAAAAAGCTGGAAGTTGCGAATGTGCATTATTTTCAGAAGGATCTTTAACAATAATTATTTTAGGAATTATCTCTCCAGCTTTTCCTACAGTTATAATTGAATTAGATGTAATTCCTTTATTTATTATCCAAGCAGCATTATTGCCTGTTACGCGATTATTGGTAGTGCCACAAAGTTCAATTGGTTCATAGACAACAGTTGGAATTGCCCGACCGAGTCTACTAATGTTCCATTCGATATTAACAACTTTTGTTTCTTTAACTTGGATTGGAGGTTTCCAGGCTATGCTCCAGTTATTGGTCTGACCATTATTACCTGCAACCAGTCGAACTTTTTCATCCGCTACCTTGATCATAAGTCCATCCATCGGATAGATCTTTGACCATTTGTTATATGTTTCAAGCAGAAAATCTCCCATAGCTTCTAAGCTACCGGAGTATGTGTATTCTTCGAAGAGGTTGCCATGATTATGGGGGATAGCTGTCATCATGGCAGAAGGTTTGTCATATTTTCGATCTAGCCAGCCTGCGACTACATTTCTTGGATTTGCTCCATAGTCTGGGTTCCACTCACTCAGTGGGATAAGTATTTCAACTGGCTGAAAGTGCCTAAGCTGGAATGGAAACGTAATGTATGGCATTAAGTGCGTTATGTCTCGTCCACATCTTCCGTCGCCTTCGAGAGTTATATTTACTCCGGTATCTGTAAGGGTTATAACTGCTGCACAGCCATCGTATTTGGGTTCGATCCGAAGTACGTAAGAGCCAAACCTTGTGAGGAATGGCTTAAGGTCTAGCATGTTGAATGCTTTGTTCGTTCCATATATTGGATGCTTGTGCCAGGATTTGCCTGTCAAAGCAGTCCGGCCTTGTGCGGTATGATAGAGGATATTATTATGGGGGTCTATGGCATGAAGTTGTTGCCATAACAGATCATATTCGCTGTCTGTCATGAATGGTATGCCAGAAGCATAGGCCATATTTGCTTGAGAGATTTCTTTTATGAGTTGTTCATGATTCATTAGATAAGCTCCTTAATTAGCTTCTACTAACTTTAAATCTATCCAAGAAAGAGTATTATTATGAACTGGAATAATTATAAAATCCTTTTTACCTCTTTTTAATACAATCCTATCACTTTTATTTGGTCCAAACAAAGAAGCATATTTTGGATTAATTACCATTTCTCCATAATACTTAATGACTTTATCAGTTTTTGGAATTTCAAATGCCTTAAAGATATAAACTACTTTACATTTAACTGGAAGTTTTGGATTTGGATTTTTTCTATTTGGCCTAACGGAATAATAAACTTCTGAACTAATTGTTATTTTAGTAAAATCCATCATAATTTTCTCCTTTAAGAGATATTTATCTTTGCTAAACATTAATATTTTAGCAGATTAATTCTTAGTAAAGATAAATAAGCATAAAAGTTGCTGTTCACTTACTTGCAACCTATTCAACTGGTCGTTCATAAGTGAACAGCATGTTTTGCTTAATAGCAAGGACAGGATTCGAACCTGTACGAAGTTTGATGTACCGTCTGCATCAACGAACTCTAGAAATTCTCAGCAGAAATTGTTTGTTCGGTATTCCAAGGTATTTTTTCGCTCGCCGCTACTTATCCCTTGCGCGTCTACCAGTTCCACCACCTTGCTATTTATTTATTCCGATATCTTGTAGGCGTCACATCAACGCCTCGTTCAGAATGACATTGTTCCAGCAATGCCAGACCTAGCTAACTGAAAGTGGTAACTAGACTCTAATATCGAATTAAACTTGATCATAAAGCTCCGTAATTAAAATGAGTGGATAGTCTGTAGTTTCGTATCTTGTAATCTCAGCCTCGGCGGGACATCACGGCCAGGTTCTACTGGTAGCAGACTGTTTACCTATTCCACTCATAGCTTTATTAATTAAACAACTCTTGCTATCTCATTCCTGGGCTGACCAACTTTAATCGGATTACCATCATCATCTGTACTCATTCCGTCATTAAAACTGAGTTCAGCCGTAAAGTTCAAACCGACCAGATCAGATTCGTCGGTTTCCTGGTCTGGGTCAAGTCCAAGTGCGCGAAGGAAATCTTTTACCATTCGCCACATGAGGTTATTCTTTTCCTCATCATCGCCCTGATAATCTTTGTAATTCCCATACCAGAGAGTGTGAAAAATAGTTGAAGCGTTATCTTCTCCGTCGACATTAATAATGAGTTGACAACCATACCTGCCAGTACGCTGAGACTTGGTTTCTTTTACCTTAGAGATGGTCAAATCATATTCGCCAGCTTCAACGGGGGCTTTATCAGGAATTTCGGACAGATTAGGAATCATAGACATAGTTAATACTCCTTTAAATAGGTTTTTTTTTGCTGCTTGATCAAAGAACGATTCTTCGATCAAAAGTTGGTAAAGTTGGTTTGATTGATCATTTTCGTTTTAGTTTTAGGTGTTTTATGCTCTCCTTTTTATTCGTTAGTCTTAACTGCCATTGCATCCTCGAAATGTTTTGTAAAGTTGTTTAAGAAATAATTTTTCTTCCGAATCAAATCTTCTACTTCTTTCTCTTTAACTGCAATTTCACGATCCATCTTGGTAATAATATCACTCTTATTAAAAATAAGGTCTGATTCTCTACATGGAGCAATGTCAACTTCTTTTGAATCACTATTAAAATATACAAACTTAATCGATGCTTCGTTGTAGCTAATTTTGAGATAAGCTACAGTAATAGTAGGCAAATCTTTGAAGTTATCAAAGCCTACAATGATGCCTGGGCATACAGTTTTCTCAGAATATTCTTTTACTAAAACATTTACTTTATCCCCGATTTTGTATTCAGAAATAATCTTCGCGCTGCTCATATCAACTTCAAACTTTACTCCGTTGATTTCCACGATTTGCTTTTCCATAATTAAAACTCCTTTAATTAAGCTGAGATGGATTGTGGAATGACTTATTATCTATCTACCATAGATTGTAGGTCTATTTTCCTAAGCTCAAGATCAAGATTATTACTAGAGTTTTCTTTATTTGAGTTACCTCCATAATTGCTTTCAAATACTTTACGCATAGACTGATCTCTTTCTTTATTTCTAGTCAATTCTTGAACTGCTCCATTTAGAATTGGATTTTGTCCAAGATCAATAATCATAATATTTACTTTTCCTTTTTCATGTAATCCTTCAGGCATTGATTGTGCCATTTGCTTTACTAAAGAAAGTTCATCACCATCATAGATTATGAGTCTCGCTATTCTTGCCATAGTTAAACTCCTGATTGTGGAATAACTGTTTTGCCTGCCAAATAAGCTGCTGCTAGCTGATCCATTGTAATTCCTTCAACCTTTGGCATATCAAACACACGAGATTTTGCTTCGAATGCGAGTTTTTCAGTAAAGAATATCTGTCTCTTAGTTCCTTGCGTCGTCAACAGGTAGGCTTCATCAAAATCTGCTGCAAGCAGTTGCCTGAACTGGCCATTTACTGCTGGATACCTAGCAACTACTTCTTGATCAGAATTCATGAGTGTGTGCAGATGGACGGTAACTGCAACTGCACAAGGCAACTCCTGGAGTGAGCTTACCAAAGTTGACATCCAGTTCAAGAGTTGGCCCCAATGAGCAGGTGCCATGCCCATCTTCATGTCAATCTTTTTACCAATGCCGCTTGGAGTAATGCCAGACTTCTTTTCAATTTCATGGATTGCTTTCTTGTTAGCATTAGTCAGAGAGTCAAGAACCAACATGCCTGACTGTTCCTTCAGCCATTGAAATAAACCATTCTTTTCATCCTCCTGGAAGGTTCGCCAAAAATCAGAAAAGAGTAAAGAATCGGCTGAGAAATTATCAATTGTAATATCATTCCTACTGCCCATAATTTTTTCAACCGTTTTTTCACCTCCCTTATCAAAAAGATAATAATGAAGTGGGCCTTTAGTGTAGGTTGCTGTGAAGTGAGTCTTCCCTGAGCCTGAGTTTCCAGTCAGTAAGAATTTGAGATTAAAATATCGTTTCTTCTCAACTAGCTTTGTTTTGTTAAAATTTGGTGCTGTAGCTACTTGTGGATTCATTTAAAACTCCTTTAAATGAAATAATTATGCTTTCTTATAATCCAAAACTAACTTAACAAGTTCAGGATCAGCCTCTATGATTTTAATTAACTGTTTTAAAGTTTCAGTTAGTTTTTCCAGTGACCAATTGTCAATTTTTGTAAGTTTTTCCTCAACAACAGAGAGTTTTTCCACATGAGTTTTGATACTTTCAGAGGTTGAAAGCATCTTATCCTTAAAGCGTTTTTCTGTAGCTACGAATTTCTCTTCAATCTCTGCATACTTCGTCTCTGCATCTTCAGCAATTGTTGAAAGGATTTCATATGCTTTGTCAGCATGAGCTTTTGCTAGAACAGCCATATCGTCCATGCTTTCAATACTAGTTTGAATTTCTCGTTTCTGTGCTTCAGCAATGGTTAGGAGAAGTTTATCTGGATCAAGAACAGCAGCTTCTGTTTTGAGATGATCTACAAGGCTTTGTGAAAGTTCACATTCAACCAATTTATCATCAGCAAGATTGCTTTTGATCTTAATAGCTTCTTTACCTCTCCAGGATGAGGCTGATTCGATTGTGTAAACTAAATCAAATGTTTTCATCTAAAACTCCTTTAAATGATAGTAATCTTAACTACTCTTTATACCTCACTATCGGATTGATAAGTTATCATTCCTAATACTTCTTTTTCATCCTTAGTAAGTTTAGCATTTATACCTGCTAATTGTGTTTGAACTTCGTATGATGTTCCCCAAGTTTTACATTCTGCAACAAATGATTTAAAGAAATCACTTTGAACATCATCATCTTCATTAGCTAATACAGATGCTATGTATTTCCAATTAATTTCTGTAATTATTCCATGTTTCATAATCACACCTCCATTAATCTCTGCTTTGTCTTTGCCTCATGCAACTCTGGGTCCCATTCAGAATGAATAAATCCTTGTGGTGCTTTTTCCATCCAATGCAACGGATTGTTTCGGAGCCTGCAAAGATCATAATAAGGACAAACTGACATAAAGGTTGTGCAAGCATAGCCTGGATTGCGATGGAAAGATTTCAAACAGTCTGAACGATCCCGGCAGTTGATTTTGTCTTCTTCAAGTAAGTTTAAGTTTTGCTGAATCTCATCGGCATAATGACAAAGATCAGACAGGAAGTGTTCAATTGCCGCTGATCGTTTGTTGATCGTAATTGGAACAAAATCGATCTTGCTTTTCTGACAAAGAGCGACTCGATAAGTAATGGTTGGGATTTTATCATAAAAAATTCTGCCAGCAGTTAAGTAACCGTCTGACTGGAATGACATTTCAAAGGTTTGTGGTGTTGTAGAGTAGATAGCCTTAGCGGTTTTGTGGTCGAGAATATCGATTCCGTTTTCACCGCTGGAAAAGATCAGGTCGATGCGACCAATATAATTGGGCAGCTTCAAGCCCTTTACAGACAGGTCGATGGAAAATGGTGCTTCAACAGCTAAGATGGAACGATTTTTTACATCACTTACGAGAAAGCGATCCCAATAGCCCTTATACATGTTGGCTGCATGACCAGGAGATTTGGGAAAGATTGCATCCTCGTTTTTCCAAAATGGTTCGCCATCGAGCTTCCAGAGCTTGTGGAATGCTTTTATGGATATTTCAGTTGCATCAAGAACAGATGGTGAAGAATCCTTAATTAGAATGTTATAAGTAGTTTCTAGGCCGTAATGCCAGCAGCTTCCAAATACCAAATGGATGGACTGCCCAGCTGGTTTGAGATTCATTACATACTGGAACAAGAACCTTCGGGGACATGTAAGATAGGTTGATAATGCACTGTAGTCTATTTTTTCGTAAAAATTCATTTGAGAAATCCTCTCGTTGAACTTAATGAAAAGGAGCTAGGTGAGATAATTTAACTTCCAATAATTTCTGAAATATTTAATTTAAATTCTGTTTGATCATCTTCGATATCATTATCATGAGCACGTATCCAGGCATAAGAACCATCCTTCATACGAATACCAAAACCTGTATCCTCACCCTCATAAGCATAAATTTTTGCATCATCAGGAATATACATAACAAGCTCTTTTAATTTTTTTCCAGTTATCATAATAACTCCTTATAATTAAGAAACCGATTCCAACATCGTCATGCTGGCGATACCTGTCAATTCAGGTCGAATGGTGCGCATGGACTTGCTATCCAATGCGTTTCCGGCAATAAAGATTAAAAGTAGTGGGCAGGATTCGAACCTGCATAGTCTTAAGGCACTCAATCTTTTCTCTTGACTCATATAGCATGATGTCTATACTGTTGCGTCGATACTCGCGAGTTTAGGCTAGGACCAACCCATATGCCTTGCGGCTACCAATTTCGCCACCACTACTTTACTAATTTACCGATTGTTGAACTGGGCCAGAACTGCATCACGAACTTCAGGCGGAAGATTGCCCAATGCTTCCAGAGCTTTCTCCTCGGGAGTTTTAGTAATCCGAAGGGTCGGCTTCCAGTCGCTGAAATCCTCAGCTGCGATGGCTTCGTCAGTATTGCTGAATTCGTTATTGTCGTCTTTCTCTTCAAGTTTGCGACGAATAACAGCGCGGAAAGAAACCTTCAGCTGGTTCTTTACCATGTTCACGGTAAGATCCTCACCGAGAGCCTGTACCATCTCTTCGATAGTTCCGAGGTTAAGGACTGCCGGTTCGGTTACGGTGATTTCCCTGCTGGCCTGGTTGCTAACTACTTTGATCATGCTCATTTTTGAATCTCCTAATTAGGGGGTTTGTAGAATGGGCGACATGCCCAAGATTGATGAATAAAGATTTTTAGCTATTTGCAAGTTGATCAAGAATCTTCTTGCGTTCTAGGCAAAAAAACCTCCATTCGGATGAAACACTATTTGATTCTCCATCTAAAAATTTAGCAAAGTTTATACTTTTTAAAAATTTTGCTGCTGGGCTTTCAATAGTATGCGAAGTATAATTAAATATATTCTCTGCATATAATCTAGCTTTTGCTGCATTAATAAAAAACTTAAAATTTCCTATATGAATTAATTTTCCTTTAAAAGTAATATATACTTTCCAACGTTTTACATGACCAAGCCATCTTATACCAATAATTCCAGATTTATTTGTCTTTCCATTACCTCTATTTTTAGCATTTTCCGAAGCAAAAACTTCACGTAAATTTTTTATTCTATTATCATTTCTAATTCTATTAATATGGTCAATATGGCCTTTTGGCATATAGCCATAATACATAAAATAAACTATACGATGAACTCCATAAATTCTTCCATTTAAAAAAACGTTTAAATATCCAGCATAATTTATCTTTCCAACTAAAGAATCATTTTCTTTAGCTATTAAGATCCCTGAGGCTGGAAAGTACTTGAATTTCTTATGAAGTTCATCGTATGTTAATTCTTTAATCATTATATTGATGGAGGCCCTTTAAGGCTTTAAGGAATTTTTAAACACCGTCAAATGTCCCCACACAATAACCGAAAACCGTCCCCCTGTCAAGCGTTTTTCGCCCTCTTTTTATTCTTTTTCATCCTGCCTTAAATGACTCAAGAACAACCCGAGCAACATGCAAATCCAAGTTTGCACAAGTAACTTTGGTAGGATCATTCCAGATTGGACCTTCATCAGCAGTTTTAACATTCGCAAGTTCGCGAGCCTCACTTTCAGTTCTGGCAATAATTACTTTGGCATCATATTCCTCATAGCCAACAGAATCAGTACGATAAAGCAAATATACATTCATTTCTCCACCTCCTTTAGCCACTTATCCAGTTCAGAAATATATAATTCGTTTGTCTTATTAATTTCTTCTTGTATCTTTCTGTAGGATAATCCCCAACTTTTTAGACTTTCTTCACTTGAAGCTATTATGTACTGTAGTTCAAGTGCATCTCTGGCTGCACGTATAGCTTCGATAGGAATATTCATAGTTATTTATCCAAACTGGTAATAACATTTCTATTTGAAAAAGGTTGCAAAGCTGTTTGATCAATCGGAAATGTTGGATATAATTGATCAATAAGAAAGACAAATAATCCTACGACTATAAAAGATGCGAGAAAAATCAAAGTATTTTTTACAGTATTCATTTTACCCTCCAATTATTTATTAATTAGATCTTTGAATGAGGCTCCCCACATTTTACTTGGTTTATATCCGAGGGCTTTACAAAGTTCTGCTATTGCTTCAAGTGCGGTGTCACCAAAGCCAGCAATTGATTCTTGAAGATTTATAAAGTCAGTTTTGTAGCACACCAGCTATTAGCATCCATAAATATATTTATATCAACATAATCTGCATAGTTTTTTGCATCATCATCATCACAAAACCATTTTTGAGCTAAATTTTTTATTCTATGAATATCTGCTCCTGCTGCCAGTGCTTCTACAAGTATTGTCCATGCCTGAGCTCGATCTGCATGATCGAACGCCCATATCCCTTTAACGAAAGTACTTTCCCGCAATTCTGCAACTGTATCACCGAGTTCTCTTTTATATATCAAATTACCATTTTCATGCAGATAATACCAGCCTTCTATAGTCATTTTATCCTCCAAATATGTAATCTTGCTATTCGCATTATTTTCCTATCCTGATCGTAAGAGCTTTTACTTTTTCGCGTAAAAAAAGACTGAATGCTACACAAGCGAGTAAGAAGAGCATGAAGTATTCGAGTAATCTTTGCCACATTATTTCTCCTTACTAATCTTTTGTTTAACTTCATCAAGTGCTTTCGTTTCATTGGTGACATCAATCAGCATGTAGGATTTTCCTCCTTGGGTTACTTTACAAATGCCTAAGGCATCAACAGTTACGACTGGCACGAGGTTTGCTCTTTCTTTCAATTCGACTATCATCTTATTCTTTTCTGAATCAGCTTTAGCTACAAAGAATATTATAACAGCCCAAAAAAGAAGCTTAATAGTCAAATCTATTATTTTGGCTTTATTCATATTAATCCATTCCCTTATCTGTAGGAAGTAATTCCTTAATGATGGGATTAATAATTTGAAGACTCCCAACAAGCTCAACAAGTTTCTTAGATATATTAGAAATAGTATCAGTTTTAGATGCTAAAGTATAAAGTTGATCATACATCTCAGACACTTTAATGAGTTGTCCTACCTTTAACTTTGATGTTGAATCAGCAAATTCTGAATAATAACCAGTTAAATTAGAAAGTTCTTTTCTTGATGCTTCTAGTATAAATCCATTTTCTGTTTTACCAATAATTCTCATTTTATGTTTTCTCCTATTAAATACATTGGTTATTTGTTAACAATTAATATTCTTTTCCCAACATCTGTAACAAAGTAAATCAATTCGTTTGGCCTTTTGTTGAGGGCATGTTTATGATTCCAGGCATAAAAAGATTCGTTGCGACTAGTCTGGTAAAGATTCATTCCGAGGAGTTCTGGTAAGAATTTGCGTTTGATCACAATTGGCTCCATTACAAAAATTAAATAGTTTTTAAATTAAGATCAAATAATGATTCGTAAAAAGCATGAATTGCCATTGCTATCTCGATGGTACTTTTACCTCGCATGAGGTCAAGCATAACTGATATACAGATTTCACAAGATAAGCCTTCTCGATATAGGGTGATTATTTTCTTTAGTTGTCGCTTGTTCATAGGTTAGGCTCCTTAATTGTTTTAGCTAAGCTGGCGAATAAGCTGTTGTCGTGCAACTTTCAGTATTTCGCTCTTCTTTTCTTCTGAAAGTTTCCAGTAATAATAATTGTCAGCATGGCAGATGGTTGTCCACCAACCAGTTTGAAGGTAATTGTTAGTAAATTGGCAATACCTGTCACTATATTCTAAAGCATGATAAAACGAAACATAGGTATAGCCAACGGGCCATCCTCCTGTATTATCAATTGCTTGCATAAAATCTTCTATTTTCATGCCTGGATGTGTGTGAATCAATTCTTTTCGAATTAAATTTTTCATATTATTACTCCTTAAGCTACATCTTTTTCAAGCATTTGATCTACTTGCCATTGTTCATAAGCAACCTTTCGGGCCTTGTCAAAAGTATGAGGCCAGCAAGCTTCACATTTGCTCACATCAAGTTGATGCAATGCCCGAGATGCGGCTACATACAAGATGTTGGTTTCCTCTGTAGTAGGGTTACCGTTATCACTTGGGACTTTGAAATCATTGGCCAGCCTCACTCTAGACCATTCCAAGCCTTTTGCTTTATGTGCAGTAGTTATGGTTACGTCAGCTTCGTTTGGATCTTCTACAGTTGATTCAAGAATACTTAGCAAGCGTTCCCTGCCATAGAGTTCGATCAATTTGAGGATAGGTTTAATGTCTCCGCCCATTGGAGAATCAGCATATTCTTTCAAATCTGCGAAGCTCTTAAAAAGGAAAAGGTCTGGATGATTTGAATATCCCTGAATTTTGAGCTGAACTATAGAGTTGATAAGATATGTAAGTTGTTGCGTTCCACCCAGGATGTGGACAGACAGATTTTTGCCAAGAGCTTCGATTGTTTCTGCAATAATTCCTTTGTTTGTCCGACATAAGATTGCGTCTACGGCTGGAAGTGGTTCATAATGAATAGATGATGTAACGTCGTCGTTGCCATGGAATGGTACATACTCGAACTGATATGGATAGTATCCCGTAATTATGGTATTTGCCATATTGGCAATGTTTTCACCAAAACGAAAACTTCTAGTAATGTATAGCTTTGCAAGATTGTCATCCTGGAGTGCATTAACGGCCCCACGCCAACTGTAGATTTGTTGGAAACAGTCGCCAACGAAGATCTTTTGACAACTTTGATTCTTGATTACTTGTGCAATGACTGGATTGCTATCTTGATATTCGTCAAAGAAGATGAAGTCTTTATTGATAATTGGATTTGTGAGGGCCCAGATTTTGAGATAAACATCATGAGTGATTGGCATAGGCTTGCTTATGTCAGCCATTTCGTTAAACACTAGATTCGCGTGTTGAACCAAATCTTCACGCATAACTTCCAGATCTGAGTCTTGTAAGATTGTTAGGCGTGGCAAATGTTTGTACTGAATAACTTCGTCACTAGAATAACAGTATTTGCGAATCGTATTTAGGATTAAGTAACCTTTGTTGGCTGGACTATTGTATAACTGCCATTCTCCAATGTAGAAAGTATCCGCTAGTTGTTTGCCTGTCAATTTGCTGAGCTTCTTCTTGTATTTGTAGCCAACTGTGCCGTATGCTAATGCATGGCCGGTTTTACACATTATGTTGCTGGAAAACTTGGTTGCAGCTTCCTGGGCTAGGAGTTTGTTGAATGAGATGGACAGTCCATATCCTGACATTTTGCGAGCCATTGCAAGCAGCAGGAATGTTTTGCCACTTCCAGGAGGTGCTTGAATGGCATAATTATTGCCATCAAGAATAGTGTTGACGTGAGCTTCTTGTTCGGTGGTAAGAGTTTTACCTTTGTATTTCATTACCATGACTAAACCTCATTCATTTCTCTTAAAGTTGCCATAAATTTCTTGTACTCTTTTAAAACTTTTCCAACGTAAACAAGCTGCTCTACTAAAGATCTACATTCATCTTCAACATATTCTTTTGATCTGATTTGAGAATCATCAAAATATAAAGAATCAATCTTATAGAGGTATTCCCATTCTTTTGGAAGAAAATATTTTTTTACTGCTTCCCAGTCTTTACCATCACCATAATGGCCACAATCAAAGCCAAACCACCAAATAGGATCAATTTGTAGTGTTGGATATTTATTAGAGGTTCCAGAATATGTGATGCCTCCATGTACGTTGAAAAGAATACCTGGTGATACATCTTCACCATCCCAGCAAAATAAACTTATTATGCTTCTTTTACCTGAAGGAGAATTTTTAATTTCTTGAAGAAGTTCTGGATTATTTAAGTTGGTATTATAGTCAACATTGTATAATGGGTGTTCTGGAGGAACTCCAACATAACCACAGCGATGCCCTAGAGAACCTAAAATTACGCAGCATTTCAGGTTGTTGTAATAAAAAAGTGATTCAATTCTATAAGTTGGCATGTTAATTCTCCTTTAATAGTCATAATCTGGTTCATCCATCTCAGCATCTGGAACGTCTGCCTCGCAGCAATCAGTTACAGGACTGCCATAATCAGATGGATAGTGAACACCTGATTGTCCGCCTGTGCAATGAGTGCCTGAATAGCTAAATGAATCGTCTAAGGCAATTATGCGACAGGACTGATTGCAGGCTGAACAAAGAAAGTTAGTTGGTGTCTTATAGTGTGGGAGGTTTTTCATATTAGGCTAATTAATTCTCTTGCTTTGTTGAGTTATTTAATAAAGCATTTATTTCAGTAATAAATTCTAACCTATGATTTTCAGGTACTTCCATTTCTATCGAGTCGTGGACTACCATTGCATGACCTCCATATCTGTTAGTTATTTCTATAATAGATTCGTAGAAATTAGTTAATTTATCAGCATCTTCTTTTTGCTGTTGTACGAATTTTATTTTTAGCATTTTGTAAGTTCCTTTTTACATTAGCTCAGTTAAGAAATCTGGTTCTAATCCAAAGTATTCTTCACAAACATTCTCGGCGGCTTCAAGATCATTAGAAGCTATATATTCTTGCAAGGCTTCCATGGCTTGGTTGATCAAATCTTGTGCTTCAAGTGCAGATATGCCGTCACGTCGCATTAGGACTTCTTTGATAGATTCGCACATAGTTTAAGCCTCTTGATTTTAGTTATTCCAGATCATTCAAAGTTAGTCCTTTGGTTTGGCTGAATTTCTGTCGTACAAATTCTGTGGATGCCTGACTTGGTGGAGATTTTGGATCTGTGCAAAGATAAATAATTCCGTAGTAGAAAGTAAATTTGATAAGCTGACTAGTTGTTGTTAATTCAGCTGGATCTATACCTTTAGCCAGTAGGCCATCACGTGCCTTGGCGAGGTCTTCAATGGTCATGCGGGTTGAAACTACGCGGGCTTTGCTCATGTTATAACTCCATTAATAATAATAATTTAATTCGTTCTAAGTCTTTTTCTAATTTTAGATTATATATTGGTATCTTATAATGATTTGCAATGCTTATTGCTGTTCCCGTACCTCCAGTTTTAATGCTACGATCTTTATGACTAGTACAGCCATCAGGTGTCCAACAGATTAAAAAATTACTTAAAGTAGATAAGTCTTTTCCAAGAACTTGAAAAGAATTTCTTCCATGCAACTGTTTAGCATAATTAGTGCATCTATTCCATGCTGGATGAAATTGTGATGCAATCTTCATAGCCTCTGGCGTACAGTCTTCTGCTTTGTAAATCTCTTTTAAACCATTTCCTAACTTGCAGCCGCGTTCAAATGCATTATCAGCTCCAACAGCTTCGCCTGAACGAAGAGTAAAACCTTTTAATGCTAATTGAGTTGCAATATCTTTGATCAAAGATAAAATTTCTTTTGGAGTTTTTCTTGATCCAACTCCAGTATAGTATTTCATTTGTTCTCCTCATCTGCTAAGGATGCCAAGTTGATTTCTTTCTTTCTTGGGTTTAAGATGAAAACTTGGATTTCTTGCATAATATCTGGAGCTACTTCATCTGTTTGGCTGAGCGTCATTTTTGCCAGGTAATCTGTGTAAACTATCTTAACTAGTTGCGATAGACTAGTAAGTTGAAAGTTCGGCTCCAGGCTGCGGACAGTTTGCAGGCTGCGAGCAAGTTGATTGGGAGTGAGGCGAAATGTTATGATTGGACTTGACATTGTAATGTTCCTATTAGTTGAAAAATATTTAATCTTTAACTTTTCTAAACATTGCAGGTGGTATCATGCCAGGAAAGGCAGTTATTTCAGCAAATCTGATGTTATTCAAGAAAAGATGAAATAACTTATCTTGAATAGTGGCATCACACATTAAGAATGGATGAGTAAGTTCTTCGAATATCTTAATGGATTTAACTGGAATGTATGTATCACATATTTCAGCCAATTTAATAGTAATATATTTATCATCATTATTAAGACGGATATAGAAACGACGACGAATAGATTTAAGTCTCTTGTAGGGATCTTTACTTTTGCAAGCTCTAATAAATAGTTGGTCTATTTTAGTCATTTTAGTTACCAATAGTTTGAGTTGCTTTAAAGGTTTGAATGATCGCTTGTTGTTGTTCTTTACTTAGGGTGGAAAGAATCTGCTGGCAAAGAAGCTCAATGTTGACTGGTTCACTAGTTTTTGGCACTCTTATCTTGGTTGATTCTTTCATTTTGATTGAGTGCTTATTCATGTTGAGATTATAGTCTATAGCTTGATAAATGCTGGCTACGTCTTTCCAGGCTTCGTAGGCTTTATGGTAAGCATCTTGAAGAGTTGATTTTTCCTTGTTCAGTGGGATGAGCTCGGCTTTGGTTGATTCTAACAATGTGGATAGTTCCTTCTGGTAGCAGGTCTTGCAAAGATGTTCGGACAAATCAATCTTGTGAAGGTTGTGAATTTCTCTTTCACTTAAGTTGAAGGCGATTGCTTCATTGAGTGTGTTGCAAACTGGACAGAGTTTTTTCATGGCTAAGCTCCTTAGAATGGACAGCCTGCAAAAGATCCAGGGCCTGTTTGTTCAGGAAAATATTTTCCAGTAGTTTTTATTTCTGTAAGTATTTTAATAATATCAACTAAGCTCTCTTCTTTACCTAAGCAACAAGCGCCTTCAGTTTTTTCTTCCTCATTTAAGGGAGTAAATTTATGTCTGTTATCTGTAACTAAGGAAAAGCTCCAGTAAGTTAATAACTCTTCCTCTAGGTCTATTTTCTTAATATAAGCTGTCATTGTATCTTCATCTTCAAACACATAGGTAAACTCGTGTCCTTGGAAAGACATAATCTCTTCTGCTGTCATTATGACCTCCGCAAAATCTTGAAGATTTCATTACTGTGGGATTGCTTAGTCAGGGTTTGTTTCTGAAATCTCAAGGTGTTGCCTGCTTTGAGCCAGTTAATAAGTTCAAAGTATGTTACATTGGCAAGGTATTTCCATCCCATGTGGGTTCCAAATCTGTTGTAGAAACGAATTGTTTTGCCTTTCATAATGGTTGTGGCCTCATTCAGTGTAAATTTTTTACAATGACCGTTCACAAGTGAACAGTGAAACTAAACATTTAGCAATATCAAGAGTATTTACTGTAGGTTGATCTTAATCTCTATTTCATCAGCAACTACAATGCCCATATTAATTGCTGCATTAACTTCATCTTCGCCGAACAGAATAATTGCAGTCAATAAGAAATCATGTTTGAAAGGATCAGTTATAAGCCAGTCAATGATGTTCATGTTTGCTCCTTGGTTGAAGATTACATTTTGGATGGATTAACTTGCAAGGCGTCAACAATTGGTTGAAAGACTTCCTTGGCTTCGTTAATTCCAAAGAAGATTAGCAAGGCAACTGTTGCTATTGCTCCAAATGTCCAAAGAATTCCAAGGCAAATAGACTCGGTATGCATGGCTTCAAGCGGTGTGAAATGGTTCTTATTGTTGCTTGGATTAGATTTCATGTTTGGCTCCTTTGTTGAGGTTATTAAATTGACTAACTCATAACCAGGGCAAAAGCTTAATATTGCAAAGCTTAATATTGCAAAGTCTTTGCCCCTGGTGATTAGGCAGTCAATCTTATTTAATACTTACCAGCTGGCCGTCCTTCATCTGTCCCTGGCCGTACCATTTGTGAGCCTCTGGATAATGTGGGCCTTCCAGATAGATGGTTCCGTTCGCTGGAACACCTGGTCCAAATGGCCCGGGCTGGAAGCAAGTTATCTTTGTTCCGGCTGCAATGGCTTGTTTAATTTCTTTCTTTGTCCGATAGTTATGGGTGGTATATGCCATGCTTGTTCTCCCTTGACTGGCTGATGTTAAGAATGGCTGGTGGTTACATGTAGGCAACTTCGTTGCTTGGAGTGATTAAATAACTATGAATCCTTATCTTCTTTGCAGACGCTACTAATTATTATGTGTTCTTTACTTTTGTTTTGCTCTGCCTGGCAGGCTTTGCAACAATTAACTAATTCATTTTTAAGTCTGCTGTCTCGGCAGATGCGTAAAGTTGGTTGGTGGCAGAAATTACAGGGAAATGGTTTCATGGTAGCTCCTATCAAGGTTGTGAGGATCAAATCTGTTTGGTGGGCCAGATATATTCTTGGCTTGTATCTTCTGTCCAGTCATATTTACTATAGAAAACAAAATCTTTTCGTAACAAATTCGATCTATGGGATGAGCAGAATTGTTCAGTTAGCCAGGATGGTTTGATGTAACAGTTTTTCATAAAAACTCCGGCTGAATTACACTTATATTTCATGGTGTTTCTAAATCCTCGCATGATCCAAGTTGCTATAGCAATATCATGATAGGCTTTAAGTGATTCTTCGTAACCTTTCCACATTTTGACGGCTGGATGATTGCGCCATCTAGACTGGCTGGATGATTCTAATGCAGTGAGGATTTGCATTGCTTCAACTCTTTGCTTACCGAGGCGCTTGTTATCTAAGCAAGCTAATGATTTGGTGAAGGATTGGTAAGGTAGAAAGGTTTGCATGAATTACCTCCTGGATTTGATCATTCTAAGCATTTTATCTGCCAATCTGCGGCTGACAATACTGACTGTTAGGTTAAGGTATTCTTTTTGGTCAGCTTTGCAATGCCTGATTAATTGTTTGAACAGGCTGGCTGCTTCTGACCATCGTAAGGCTGGCCAGGCACTTATTTGGTTTGGCTTTAACTGTTGCATGAGAGTCTCCAGGCGAATTGGCTTAACCATCTATTTTTGATATTATGTATTCGAGGTCGAGAATGGTGATCATTAAGGTATCTTGATCCTGGCACTCACATTCCATGAGTTTTTCTCTGGCTGCCTTTAACACTCGTCGGATAGAAAGTGATCCTCGCGGATCATAAAGAACGGCGGGAATTGACTTTGCATAATTTGTCATGATGTTTTACTCCTGTAAAGTTAATGGTTGGTTGTATGGTGGAAAAGTATAGGTATATCATAGGTATAGTGTAACGTATACATAGTGGTTTGTCAACAAAAAACACGTAGGCGGTTTACGGTTGTGGCGTGTGCTACGTTGTGGTAGTTGGTCGGTGGTGTGTATATAGTATGGTGGCCGGCCGGAATAGGGCCGGGAAGGGCGTAGGATCGCCGTGGCTGAACGGTACAGGACGGTTGGTACGGTTGCATGGACGGTCGGGAACGTGGCGTGGTGGTCGTTGTAGGCCATTGTAGGGTTGTAACGGGCATAACGTAAAAAAACCTTGTAATTTCAACCTGTTATGCCCGTCCATTAGATGTGCTTATTCCTCGCTGTCTATCCAATCTTTCGGAGGGCTGAAGTCAGTTACAGTGGATATTTCTGAATCGGTGTTGTTTGGATCGTGAAATTCTGATGGTTTTGGAAGTCTTTGACCTGTTTGAAAAGATAACTCTATTTGTGTATCAATCTCTTTATCTTTTGCTTCTTGTTCTTCTCGTGCTTCACGTTTGATCTGTTCAAATAATCTGGCATCTTCAATGTCTCTTTGTATTTGTTGAGCTGACTTCTTTGCTTGTTCTTTTATCTGAAATGCTTGTTGGTCATACAATGGTTGATATTGCGCTTTTGCTTGGGCCATAATTTGTTGGATGGTTGTGTATGGGTCGATTCGATCTACTGGTAAGGCAATAATTGCCTCAATGGCTTTTATGTCTGCTTGAGCACATTCTAAAGACGTGTGAATGGAATGCTTTGATATCCAGTCGATGATTATTAGCTTGGCTGCTTGGGATAATGACGCTATTGGTTGGTTGGGTTCTAGAGTGACTAAGATTCTTAATGCTTTGGCGAGTTGGTAATGGTTGAGGCGAAAGGACATGTGAGGACTTGACATAATGGTGACTCCGTTGGTTGAGGTTGTTTAGATGGTGCGCTGTGGTGACAGGTGGTGTGGTTTGGTGACAGTATAGCATGGGTTGGTGCCGGTTGTCAATGATTTTTTGTGTCCGGTTGGTGCCATTTTGGTGCCGGGTGGTAGTGTTTTGGTGACGTTTGGTGACAAGTTGCTTGTGTAAGTGGTTGATATTGTTGGGGATTTTGAGGGCTGTGTACGGTTGGCGTCAAAAGAGTCCGTGCGTACACCTCCCCCCCGCCCTTTGGTCCTAGTATTTAAGTATTTAATAAAAAAATTAAATACTAAAACAGACTACCCACCCTCCCTCACGACACAGGGGGGAGGTGTACGGCTGGACACTATTGGACACTTTTGAACACACAGGAACGTAACTATTTGAAATGATTACCCTTTTTTAGTCACTCTGTCACCATCCGGTGCCAATATGGTGACAGGTGGTGCCAATTATGTGTGTCCAGGTGGTGCCAGAATGATAACAGGTGGTAAGGGTTTGGTGCCAGATGGTTACACTTGATGACTGTTTTCTGTGTCCAGGTGGTTACAGGTGGTTACAAATGGCGACGTTTGGTGACACTAGCCCACCGTTTACCGTTCACCAAAGAACAGTCATATAACCATCATCTAATCACTAGTCTTTCAATCCAGTTTGTTAGGCAATTTACAGGTTGTTAGGCAATTTCAAGGTGGCTAAACGCAAAAAAAGCCAGCAACAAACTAATGCTACTGGCCTTTAACAGTTTTGCTAATCAGCAATTTAAACATTCAATCCAGGCTGTTAGGCATTATTCAGGTTGTTAGGCATTATCTCATTTGCAAAGCTCAATATATATTCCGGTCTTAATGGCTTTGTTCAGCCTTTCAGGATATACATTCAAATACCTGAGCATACTTGACACGTTATGAATATCTCCACATAACAGACAACGAACCATTTTCATTTCTTCCCTGTTGGAGGTCAATCTAATTGCTTTAGCAAACTCAATTCCGTATGTTACATCTTTTTGTAGTCTCAAGGTTTTCATGCTTTCACCAAGTGGAAGTCAACATTATTAAATTGCACATACCATGCCTCGATAACCCATTCAGGCAAGTATGGCGCGGATTTGCGATTAAAGAAACTCATGAAGCGTTTTGAATATTGCATGATTGTACCTCCATGCTCGGGCACAATCGCAATGGACTATGCCCGAGTTTGAATGGTTGCTTAACTGTTATTTACCCATACCTGCGATGATGGCCGCAAGTTGTTCCGGGCTAAGTTTTGCCATTGCTTCAATTGCTTTTTGCTCGTCACTCTTGGCACTGGCCGGACGTTCAGCAGCTTCCCACTTCATAAGGTTGACATTCTCCTGACCCAATGCCGGCGACCATTCAGCACCTTTCTTGGTGGCCTTGAAAGTAGCTCGTGCATCTATCAGTTTTGCCTGTACACCTTTTTGCAGGCAGGCATGTAAGCATCCAGCCTCAGTTGCCCAAGCTACTAACTTCTGTTCATCGGCAAACTGTTCGCTTGTCGGAAAGATTGACCGGGGCAAAGTATGTGCAACCATTGCTCCAACTACCGGGACTGAAGTCTCTGTTTTTAACGTGTCCAGTGTTACAAAGATAGACTGTGCCATGATAAAACTCCTTTATGATGGGTTTAACTACTTGTGGCCAGAACCATTTCCAGCCTGTTAATTACTGTATATCACCTGTGGAAAGGAATGTCAAGAATTAAATCAATTCAATTTCTCCATTCTCAATCTTTTTCCACAGTCCGCCATCCTGCCAAAACTCAATCCCTTTTGACAGATTAGATATGTCGAATATCCTACTTGTTCCATCACTCATAGTTATAGTGACTTCAATATTATCCTGCTGTGGCCTAATTTCAATTCCTACCAAGTCTTTATGTTTCATAATGTTTCTCCATTCAAAAGGTTTAACTACTCTAACTATCCCGTTTCAGCCAACTATAAATCTTAATCATGTCTACTTGTACCAAACGGGGAAAGGAATGTCAAGATTTATTTTCCATCTTTATTTCTTTTCTAATTGCTTGTCCTTTCCCAATTACAATACTTCCCCATGTCCAGGCTGTCAAGAGTTATTTTCTTCCCCATTTATATAGTGCTCGCCATTCTGCCAGGTACACCTTGTTAAGATGTTCCCCAGTTTGCCAGGGCCACCTATTTAGATTATTCACCTGCTTGCCTGGTACAGCTCTTTCATGATTGCGACGTATGTCGCGGGAACAATTCTTTTCTGTTCTAACCTCTCTGATAACTGATGCCTCGATCCCTCTGTAGTGAATTAGGGTTTCTCATATAATTTGCGGAAACAAGCACATTTGAATTGCCGTCAATTGGCACCATTCATCAGCCTCGATCAACTCAATAGATGCGTTCATTTATGAACAGCCAGGCGGGAACAATCATATTGACAGCACTAGATAACTTGTCTTATATAGAAACTTGGTAGCCTTATCAAAAACAGGCATGCATCATATATTAGAGGCGGCGCAATATGTTTGCCGGCATTAAGGAAAAAGCAGGAAAATTAAGTCCTTATGCATTTTTATATTGCTATTTCTATCATAATATGTCATTTTAAAATAGTAAAGTTCCAAAAGGTTTCCAATCTCCATTTAACCCACTTCACCTGTAAAGTTGCCAACCATGTTGAAAGAGCTAAAATCTCAGCACCGCAACATTATCCAGATGGCCTTTAATGGCTATAAGAATCAAGAAATCGCTGAGCGTCTTGGTATGGCACAATCATCAGTATCTACAATTCTTCGTTCCCCATTAGGGCAAGCCTACTTAAATGGTCTTCAAGACAGGGCGCACGAAGCAACTTTGGACGTCCGAAAGAAACTTGTAAGCCTCAACAAAGAAGCCTTGGCTACCTTCGAGCACCTTCTCAATTCTGGTTCCCGCAAAGCTGTTCCAGCATCCGTACAATTTAATGCAGCCAAAGATGTTCTCGATCGCAATGGATATAAGGCTCCCGATCGCTTGAACATTGACATGACGCTGCAAACCAAAACTGATGAAGAACTCGATGCTGAAATAGCAGCCATAGAAGAAGCTATCAATCGCACAGGTGGTAAAAATCTTCCAGAGATTAAAAAATCCTTACATCACAACTTATCATTTGCAACCATTCCTCTTGCGTCATGCCAAGCTGTTGTCCCTGCTCCTACTAACGAGGATGATTTATCTCTGGAAGATTTCTTCTGTGCTGAAGAACAAGCTGGCCTATTTATTCCTGACGAATCTTTTGAAGAACCCATTCTGATGGAAGACACCTCAATTTTAGAAGATCTATCATTTGATCCCTTTCACAATATTAATAGGTCATAATGATGGATCTTTCCCACCTTGATAGAGACCGCAAAGAGCAATATCTCAAACTATTGCAAGCCAAAAATATTCGCATTAAACAAAATAAGATTGCACAGTACTATCCAGAAGACGGTCCATTAAGTCGAGATTGCTATCCTAAGCACATGGCGTTCTTTGCAGCCGGCAGTAGCTTTTCTGAACGCTGCATCATGGCTGCAAACCGCATAGGCAAGAGCGAAGGAATTGGTGCATACGAAACAACTCTACATGCAACAGGAAGGTATCCAAGTTGGTGGACAGGCAAGAGATTCACCAAACCAGTTTCTATCTGGGCCTGTGGAACGACCAGTACAACTGCCAGAGATATTGTTCAATTCAAGCTCATTGGCAATCCTGAAGAGTACGGGACTGGACTCATCCCTGAAAAGTACATCATCAAGACATCTCCTAAGGCCGGCGGAGTTGCGAACGCCATCGATATGATCTTGGTCAAGCATATTTCTGGTGGCATATCTCGAATTAAGATCAAGTCTTATGCTGAGGGTCGCAAGTCTTTTGAAGGAACTGAGCAAGATTTAATCTGGCTGGATGAAGAATGTCCATTGCCAATTTATACTGAATGTATAACCAGGACCATGACGACGAATGGTCTAATCATGCTTACCTTCACACCGTTAGAGGGCCTAACTGATACTGTTCTTCAGTTTATGCCGAACGGAAAGATTGAGGATAATCAAGAAGGTAGTAAGTTCTTAATCCAGGCAACATGGGATGATGCTCCGCATCTTACTACTGAACAGAAAGATAAACTCTGGGCAGCCTTACCACCTCATCAACGAGACGCCAGGTCGAAAGGCGTTCCGCAGTTAGGTGCTGGTGCAATTTATCCAATTCTCGAAAGTAATATTACAGTTGCTGACTTTGCTATCCCCGATCATTGGCTCCGCTGCTATGCATTGGATGTTGGCTGGAAGAAGACTGCAACTGTTTGGGCAGCTACAGATCCGACAAGCAACATAACTTATTTGTATTCTGAATATTACCAGGGCCAACAGTTGCCACTCATCCATGCGGATGCAATTCGAGCTCGTGGTGTATGGATTCCAGGCGTAGTTGATTCAGCTGCACATGGCCGTTCGCAAGATGATGGAAAGCAACTTTTTGAACAATACCTAGGATTAGGACTTGATCTCGAGAATGCAAACAAATCAGTCGAGGCTGGCCTGTATGCAGTGTGGCAAATGCTTAGCACCAACCGCCTGAAAGTATTTGGTTCGCTGGTTAATTGGTTTAGTGAGTTTAGAATTTACCGTCGTGATGAGAATGGTCAGATTGTTAAAGACAAGGACCACCTTATGGACTGCACTCGATATCTGATTATGTCTGGACTTAAGCGTGCAATTGCGAAACCTTACTGGGAATTTCAGGCATGGGAAGAAAGCGAACTTTACAATCACCAAGAAGCAAGTCTAGTAACTGGATATTAATAACTTAAGTAGATAAGATATTGCAAGCGACGAAGTCGCCTACACTTAACACACTTATACTTTATATTATTTTACTTGCTCTCTTTATATACAAACCTACGGGAAATTAATAATGGCAACTAACAGTTACGAATTTCCTGTAGAGGAACTTGTCGATCCAGGCAATCCAGCGACTCCGATGGCGAATGCAATTATAGCTGGCCGAGCAGCGAAGCTGCCTACACGAACCAACTCAACCCTTAATACAGGCACAAACTTGCCAGATACTGAGCAGGCACAGCTAAGTGGTCAAGTTCCTTTTTGGGCAACTGAGGAACCCATAGAAGATATTATTGCTCCCGTACAAGTTGATCCAGTTACAACTGCTCTTGTTGAAAAAGAAGCTCTCCGAGCTGAAGCAGTTGTACTTATTACTAACTTGGCTGATAAACAAAATAAGGAAACCTTAGCTGATATTACGACTAAAGTACTTGAAGGTTATAAACTCGATCTTGCTAGCCGCACAGAATGGGAAGCCCTTAATGTGCAGATCATTGACCTGGCGAAGCTTCTCGTAAAGAAGAAAGTCTACGCTGGTGAAGTCGTTGCCAATGTTAAGTATCCATTAATCATTAATGCTTGCATTCAGTTTGCTGCCCGAGCTTATCCTGAACTTATCAAAGGTAATGAGGTTGTCAAAGGCAAGGTAATAGGAACTGATCCTGACAACACAAAGTTCGACAAAGCCAATCGCATTTCTCAGTTTATGTCTTTCCAGCTTCTGTCCCTAATGGAAGATTGGGAAGAAGGCGTTGATCAACTACTTTTTACATTGCCCGCAATCGGTTGTGTATTCAAGAAGAGTTACTTTGATTCAATTGAGCGGAAGTCAGTATCTCAGATAGTCTTCGCTGATGATTTGGTTGTAAATTACTTTGCCGAATCGCTTGAACGGGCTCCACGAGTTACACACAGAATCTATTTGTACCACAACGAAATCGTTGAAAGAATCAACTCTGGGATTTTTATTAAGTTTGATGTATCCGAGCTTGGACAGGCAACCAGTGATAAGACAGCCGATGTAGATGAAGATACTCCACATTTGTTTCTTGAGCAACATCGTTGGTACGACCTGGATGGGGATGGTTATCAAGAGCCATATGTTGTCACTGTCCATGAACAATCACAGAAGTTAGTTCGCATCTCACCAAGGTTTGCTACGGATGGGATTATTCGCAAGTCTGATGAATCTGGTGTAATTGATCCAGACGGACCGATTGTTAAAATAATTCCTGAACAGTATTTTACTCGCTTTATTTTCATGCCAGCCATTGATGGTGGCTTTTATGGTATGGGGTTTGGCTCACTTTTGATGAGCAGCAACTCAGCCATAAACACAGTTATTAATCAGTTGCTTGATGCAGGGACACTTTCGAATCGTCAAAGCGGATTCCTTGGAAGGGGACTTAAACTTGGCCGAGGCAAATCCCTGCAGGTTAAGTCTGGCGAGTGGAAACCAGTCGATGCGACCGGCGACGATCTTCGTAAGAACATCTTCCCCATGCCAGTGCGTGAGCCAAGTAATGTTCTCTTCCAATTGCTCGGCTTGTTAATCGAAAGTGGCAAAGAACTTGCCGGCATGACAGAGATTCTTGCTGGTAATTCACCAGGCGCTAATGTTCCGGCTGAATCTGTTCTCGCATTGATTGAACAGGGGCTGCAAGTCTATAGTGCAATTCACAAAAGGCTTTATCGTAGTCAGTATAAAGAGTTCATAAAGTTACGGCGGCTGAATGCTCTTTATCTTGATCAGATGACTTATAAGGCTGTCCTGGATGATCAGCAGGCAATTGTTCAGGCTGACTTCTCTAGTGCAGACTTTGATGTTGTGCCAGTTAGTGATCCGAACAGTACGACAATGATGCAACGGCTTCTCAAGGCGAAGGCTATGCTAGAGTTGAGAAAGCAAGGCTTGAATGACCAGGAAATCTTGAGGCAATACTTACTTGCGCTGGATATCGAAGATGTTGAAAAGTTCATGCCTCAAGATGATCAGCCTGATCCAAATGAACAACTATCTGTGGAGAAACTCCAGGCTGAGATTGCAGAACTAAGTGCAAAGGTCGCCAAGTTGAATGCAGAAACTCAGAAGATCATGGCAGAAATTCCTGGTAAACAACTTGAGCAAGAGAAGACAATTGCAGACATGGATAATGATGCGATTGACTTAGCCCTTAAGGATAAGCAAATTTCTGGGCAGTTAGAACTTGGACGAAGTCAGCAAAGTTTAGGCAAGGCTCCTGGGGGACTGAAAGAAAGTACGATTGAACGTGAATATAGTTAAGGAGACAATATGGATGAGTTAGGCAAGAAAAAGAAGAGTGCATTTTCTTTCTTACGAGCGATTGGACTTGGTAAAAACAAGAATGATGCTTCTGACAAGAATGTCTTTTATGCTGGAAATGTAACAACTGCTGCAAATAAAAGGAAGAAAGAGTTGGAGAAAGTTAATCAGAATTGAGGAGAACTCAGATGGAAAGATTTATTGGAGTCAAAGAAATTAAAGCACTTAAAATGACTCGTCAAGAATATAATGATTATCGTGGCTGGAAACTTCCTCCATTTAATCCACAAGGAACTTATAGAAAAGTAAATGATCGTACAGCTAAATTTATTGGAGAAGATAAACCACTTAATTGCCAACCATACTTTGCTATGTATAATGCACAGGAAGAATGGATTCCAGGTTGGTTAGCAAGTCAATCTGATATGCTTGATGAAGATTGGTTTATTGTAGAATAACTTAGACTAAGGATATCAAGATGCTAACCAGTGAACAATTCCAAGAGTGGAAAAATCATCCAGTAACGAAAGAACTCTTTGCTGAGATTAAAAAGACTAGGCAGTCCATAGTTGATCAACTTGCCAATGGAAATAGTATTGGTCCAGATGCACAGGCAACGCATGGGTTTACCAACAGAGCAGTTGGCCAAATAAACGGCCTGGATCAGCTTCTTAATATTTCTTTTGAAGGTGATGCTGTAGAGAATGATGTTGACGAAGTAAGTGGTTATTAATAAGAACAATTATTTAAAAGGGTAATAATTATGAGCACAAACATTAGTGATATTAATCAATCCGGTATCTTACCAACTGGTGGACACTTGTTGGTACTTCCTGAAAAGGTTGAAGAAAAGACTAAGGGCGGAATCTATTTGCCTGAAACTATTCGGGAAAAGGAACAGCAGGCTGCCACAGTGGGAACTCTTATTGCTGTTGGACCTACTGCCTGGAAAGACCTTGATGACGGAGTTGCCTGGGCAGCAGTAGGCGATAAGATTAGTTACTCCCGATATGCTGGTGTATCAATGCCAGGCAAAGATGACGAATCTTATGTATTGATTAATGACAATGATGTTCTGGCTCGGTTACTCTTTTAAATAGGTGTTATTATGGCAGAAGAATTTGTGCAAGACATTATTATGGCAGCCGAAGCAACTGATGGTTCTTCTACAGAAGCAACAGACACCAGTAATGAGACTGGCAAATCTGTTGTGGTAGCTAAATCTGGTGATGATCAATCTTCCAATCAAACTAAAACCCCTAATGGTAATGCTGATTCTGATCAAACCAAGATTGCTCCGTCTGTAGAAGAACTTGCTGCACAACTTGGCTGGCGTGCTGATCATGTAGGTGAAGATGCAGTTGATGCGGTCACTTACATTCTGAGGTCAAAAGACATTCAGAAGGCAATGAGTAAGCACAACAAAGATCTAAAGGAAAATCTTAGTGCTGTTCAGGCATCCGTTAATGCTTTGAAAGAACACAATGAGAAAGTTTATCAGACTGAAGTTAAGAAACTAACTGCAGAGATCGAATCCCTTAAGAAGGAACGCAAGTCTGCAATTGAACTTGCTGATGTTGATAAGGTCGAAGAACTGGATGCACAAATCGAAGCAAAGAAAAATGATTTGGCTGCACCAAAAATTAATGATAGTAGTAAGTCTGGTGCTGTTGAAAATCCTGTATATGATGAATGGATTCAGGACAACCAATGGTACTTGGAAGACAACGAGATGGCGCAGTTCGCTGATAGTGTAGCGCAGAATTATGTGGGTGCTCCACTACCGAGGATTTATGCATTAGTACGGCAGAAAGTTCAGGAGGTTTTTCCAGAGAAGTTTGCATCTGTCAAACCTGGAACAGTTGCCAATGTTGCAACGAAGCCCATTGGTCCGGTTTCTCCAGTCGATAAAGGCTCCAACAATAAGGGTGCTTCAACTTCTTTCAGCAAAGCTGATCTGACGCCTGACCAAGTTAGCATAATGAATCAGTTTGTTCGCGGGGGCATTATGACTGAAGAACAATACATTAAAGATATTGCAAGTATGCAAGAGTAATAAGAGGATTATGTTATGACAGAGCAGGCAAATAAAATAGAGAGTGTTAAAAGCGAGCAACCGCGTAAGAGAATACCGTTAGGATCAAGGAATATCTTGACTGCACCGAAGAAGTCCGGTTTCGTGCGCCGGTTTGTTAATGACACTGGAGATCGCATTCAGATGTTCAAAGACGCTGGATGGAACGCTGTTGATGATGGCTCACCTGTTGGAGACTCGAAGATTGGCAGACCGACTCAAATTGGTAGTGCCACCAATCCTAGTGTGGGTAACAATCAAAGGGCTGTTCTAATGGAGATCCCAGAAGAGATTTATGAGGCAGACCGAGCCGAATCACAAGCCAAGATTAGTGAGGTAGAAAACCAAATTAAGCGGAACTCTCGTGGCGAGGGTAGAGATGGCTTGTCTGGAAGTGTGACTATTTCGTAAAATTTAAATTTTTGTTGAGGTAAAAATATGGCTAATCTTGATACTCCTTCCGGCTTTAAGCCGGTTAAGCATTTGAACGGGTCTCCCTGGAACGGTCAGGCAAATGTTTATTACATTCCCAGTACTGATAATACTGCAACTTTTATTGGAGATGCAGTTAAAAGTGCTGGATCTGCAGATGCTACTGGAAAGTATCCTACGGTCGCCCAAGCTACTGCTGGTGCTGCAGTACGAGGTGTTGTAATTGCTTTTGGTGATAATCCTTATGTAATGACTCATCCTGATACTCCTAACCGCTCCTATCGGCCTGCTGCTACTGCAATGTACTGTCTGGTAGTTGATGATCCTCAGGTTATTTTTGAGGTTCAGGAAGATAGTGATGGTGCTGCTTTGGCCGCTACTGAAGTAGGTCTTTCGACTAACTTTATAGTTGGGTCTGGATCTACGACTACTGGCAAGTCTGCTATGGAACTCGATTCCAGTGATACTGCAACTGATGGTGCTGGTAATTGTAGACTTTTGCGGTTGGCTAATCGAGAAGATAATGAACTTGGAAATTATGCCAAGTGGGAAATTCTTTTCGGCGAGCATGAGCTTGGACTTACTATTTCAACTGATGTTTAATTAGTTGCTTATTAACTTTGGCTATTTAATCATCATTTAAAGGAGCTTACAAATGGGTATTATTACTACTAGTAATTTTGCAAAAGATCTGGTGCCTGGTGTAAAGACTTGGTTCGGCCAGAAATATAAAGAGTATCCGATTGAATATTTGGACATCTTTGAAAAGGGTAACTCTACAAAGGCTTTCGAAGAAGAAGCTGGCGTAACTGGGTTCGGTCTTGCGGCTGTGAAGACTGAAGGTGCAGGGATTGCATATGATGAGCAAGAGCAAGGATTTGTTAGTCGCTATACTCATGTAACGTACGGCCTTGGGTTTATTATTACTCGGGAAATGTATGAAGATGGTATTGCAGTTACGGTTGCGTTGCGTCGTGCAAATGCACTGGCCTTCTCTATCCGACAGACCAAAGAGATTATTGGAGCGAACATTCTTAATCGGGCCTTTACTGCAGCTTATACTATGGGAACTAATTCTGATGGCAAGGAGCTTTGTGCTACTGATCATCCGAACAAGTCTGGTGGAACTTGGAGGAATGAACTTACTACTGCCGCTGATCTTAGTGAAGCTGCTCTTGAGCAAGCTTGCATTGACATTGCTGCATTCACTACTGATCGTGGACTTAAGATCGCGATTATGCCTCAGAAGTTAATCATTCCTACTGCTCTTGAGTTTGATGCTATGCGGATTCTCGAATCTATTGGGCAGTCAGGCAGCGCGAACAATGATATCAATGCAATTCGGGCCTCGAAGAAGTTCCCACAAGGCATCGCTGTGAATCATTACCTGACGGATAGTGATGCATGGTTTATTAAAACCAACTGTCCTGATGGCCTGAAGTATATGGAACGTCGGCCTGATGCGTTTGGGACTGAGAATGACTTTGATACTGAGAATGCAAAGTTCAAAGCAACATTCAGGGGCTCGTTTGGTTGGTCTGATCCGAGGGGAATTTTCGGAAGTCCGGGTGCTGCATAATTGGTGTTCATTAAGTGAACAACCAAACTAGCACGTTCAACTGACCGTTCTTTGTGACGAGCTTAGAACGGTCTTAATAATGTGGGTAAATGAAAGTTAAAATCTTTCAGGCACTTCTTTGAGATAAGAAGAATTGTCCCAGTGGAGGAAATTATGGGCGTAACAAATTTTCCAAACGGCATTACATGTGATACTTCCAGAAATAAATCTATGGCTTCAGGATCGATTGTTCCTGCATCTGGAACTGCTGGATACAATCCTGGCTGTACCTTTACTAAGACTGATGTAGTTCTTGGGCAAGCAGCTCAATGGGTAAATATGGGCACTGCTGCATCGTGCTTGTTTGTTCCTGTTGGTCCGACTTATGGTTATGGTATAAAGATAGCTGATGGTCCAATTGCTTCTGCCGGTGGAGATACTACGGAAGTTATATCTCGACCTAGCATGATTGTATCGACTGACATAGCTATTGTTGGGCATGAAGTAACGGATGATAGTGATCAGATTGTTGCTGCAATTGCAACTGATAATACGATTACTATTACTGGGTCAGCTGATCCATCAACAGCTCATGGATATGATTTTGCAGTATTGAGAAATAGATGTATTCCTGAGTGGGATATTGTAGCTGCTGGAACTCATACTACGGCTGGTGGTGCTGCTGCAGAAGCTATTACAGTTGCTGGTGTTTTAGCTACCGATATGGCTTTTGTTAATTATGGTGCAACAGATGACACTGACGTTATTACTAAAGTTGTATGTACAGCGAATACAATTACTGTAACCTGCTCTGCTGATCCTTCTACTGCACATAGTCTTCACTATGTTGTTATCAGACTTCGCGGGACGTTTAAGCCAAGTCATTATATTGCTTATGCTGGAAAGCATACGACTGTTGGCGGGGCAGCAGCAGAAGCAGTAACAATAACTGGTGCACTTGCAACTGATATTCCAATAGTTATTTATCACACGACTAACGATACGGATAGCATTCTTAAGGTTGTGATGACTGCTAATACCATGACTGTTACTTGCTCGGCAGATCCTAGTACTGCTCACGGATTTAGTTATATGTTGCTTCGAGCATATTAAAAAAGAACTTGTAATAATAAGGGAAACTTTATTATTACAGGTTTTGTGTTAATATGAACTTCTCGTAACAATAATTAATTATATCGGAGAATATTATGAGTATGATTATTCCTAAGCAAACAGCTGCTATGACTGCACGGAAATATTTTCCAGCACATTCGTTGCCAAAAACTGTTGCAGTTGCTGGCGTTCTTGTGGCAGAAACTATTGCAATAAATGTACTTGATGAAGCTGGTGTAGCTTTGGCTCTTTATGATGAGTTTGGCTCAGCAGTAACGATGACCGCTACCTCGCCACCACTGAAGATTGACAGTCCCATCACCCTGCAATTTGTCAAGGGAGTAACCGCTAACGCAGTCGGTGTGCAACTGGTGGATTAATGACTGTCGCTAAGAGTATTTTTAAGCCGATATTTAAGAGTTATTCACGAAAGGGTATTGCTGGCAGCGAAGGTGGCATACCCGGCCTCCTATCTCTCTGGAACGCCAAGACTCCCACCACCTGCCCAGTAGGGCCCCAAATCCAAACTTCAGTAGCAGGCAACCAGCCCGACGCCAACGGTAACATGGTCCCGTGGCCTGTCCTGCATCCTGGCAAAGGGGTGATGGTGCAGCCTGCGTATAGCAACCTGCTGCAGAACTCCAAGTTTGAGGGGGCTGTGAGTGGGTCGCCTGGGACTGCTCCTACGAATTGGTCGTTGGGGATATCAAGCGTTGCCCCCTACACGCTTACTGTGGGTGCAAACGGGTTACAGTACACCGCAACTGCATCTAGGATGTATCATTATCAAAATATCAATGTTACAGCAGGGGCTCCGCTTTCCGCGAGAGTCAAGGCAGTCTGTGATGGAGTCTTAAACCTCAAAAATATATTCAGAATCGGTCTGGCTGGCGGGACACCTGCATACACGGTTGATAACGTATCTGCACTTGATACGGCTGTTCCCTCGGCTGGAGAGCATATAATCAATATCACTGTAACCGGTGGAACCGCGACTGTTGCAAATTTTGTTTTTGGGGCAGGGGCTACGGAGACCGTCACAGGCACAGTAACCATCTCCAACCCCCAACTCGTAGCCTCCCCCTACCAAATGCCCTACGCAGCATCAAGCGCAGGCGCAACCACCTCAGTAACCTCCACAGTAGCCACCAGCAGCAACAACGGGCTGGCGATACCGCTCTCCGCAGCTATGACCGCTGCACTGTCGGGGGGTGCGTTTACTGCTGCTGCATTGTGCTGGATGGGTGCTGAAACCACCAGTGCCGGAGGGGTATCGTTTTTGACCGTTAAAGATACTATAAACGATTTACAATACGCAGTAAATAGCCTTACTTCAGCAAAAATAGTTAGAGCATATGATGGAACCACTGCGGCAAATGTTGACAACATAAATATTCATATCCCCTGGCCCCGTGGAGAAATCCACCTCCGAGTAGTCCAAACCAACGTAGCAAAAACTCAATACAGAGTAGGCTATCGCCGCTACACCTCAGCGATGGTGCCGATAGATGCAAATATAGTCTGGGGCAGTTGGACGAACTATGACGGCAGCATGAACCCCTTGACGCACCTGCGATTCGGCTACGGACTCACAGTGCCTATAGGCTTCTTGCAGACCCAACTGTGGGCGAAATCCGCGAGTGATGCTGAGATACTGCGGATAATGGGGTATGCATTATGAGCGACTACGAATACATCTCGGGATTCTACATCTCGGACGCTCTAGGCTCCACGGTCATCAATGGGGTCAAACCTCTCAACGCCTGGCCAGTATGTGTCGCTGATGGGAAGCAGATAGTCAATTGCATCTGGAAGAAAGGTCAGTGGCCGACCCCGAATGCTGGAGAAATCACAGAGGCAATTGATAGTCTACCCGCTGCTACCTTGGCTGGAGTTGTGGCTAAAATCCTTGGGGAGACTCGGACTGGCATTGCCGACACTCCACAACTTTACGATATGTGGAAGCCGGGGATGGCTGTCAAGGTCGGGCAGATGCTGGTACATAATGTTACCACTGGCACAGGTGATACTCAGGTCAGCGAGCCAAAACTATTCAGAGTAGTTCAGGCTCATACTACTCAGGCAGATTGGCAACCTCAGAATGTACCAGCTCTTTTCGTGGTGGCTGCTCCTGCTGGAGTTATCCCTGATTGGGTACAGCCATTAGGTGCTCATGACGCGTATCAGATTGGCGATAAAGTTCGGTTCAACGGGAAGATTTATGAGAGCAAAATCAATGCTAATGTTTGGAGTCCAATCGCATACGCAGCAGGTTGGAAGGAAATAACGGCATGAACCACATAACCAACACCCTGCTCGTCATCCTCGCTATCGAACTGGCGGCGGTGCTGTGGTTGATTGCTGGGCCGATGTGAATTTAAAGGAGAAACTATGAAAAGACTTTTGCTTATAATTCTACTGCTTGCCCTCGCTCCGACTTTCACCATTGCCGCCCCAGGTTGGCAGCGTAACCTGACTGTCGAGTGGGGCTACGAGCCGCCTGCCGATATGTCACATACTGGGTTCAAGCTCTATCAGGAAGGTGTAGCAGTCTGCACATGGGCCACAGCTATTGTCAGGATCGGCTCGTGCGATGTCGTGCTGGTGAAAAAGTCTACCTCGTTCACGCTGACAGCGACCTTCGCAGACGGGCAGGAGTCTCTGCACTCTGAGTCTTACGTGTTGAATGACTGGGGACCGAAACCGAGAATCATTTCTATCATTCCGAAATGAGCAAGTACGATAAAGATAAGGTTAGCCGGGCAAAGAATGCTTTGAGGGCTTGGATTCCAGAGAACACAGACGGGTTTAATATTAATCATCTCGAAACTGATATTCTTGGACTGATGATTGACTTGCTGCATTTCGCTCGGCAGAAGAAGATGGATACTAAGGAATTGCTTGATCTTGCAGCACTGAATTTGGAACTGGAAATCGGTAAGTAAACTTTACTTTTAGGGGGAAGAGATGAAGAGACTTTTGGGAGTAGCCTTGGCTGTTGGCCTGTTGACAAGCTGTTCATTAAATTACAGTCCGACCGAAATCACATTCAATCAGAATACTGGCGGCGGAAACGGAACCATGAGGACCGATGCCAAAGGGCTTACGACCGCGATAACTCCCACTCAAGATGCCAGTGGATCGGCGGCTACCGAGGGAGCCATGGCCGCTCTTGGAGGCATTAAAGACGCAGTAGCCAACTTCATTCCGGCGGTGACGACCACCGAAACTACTACGACAACTACACCTCTCCAGCCGGTGCCTGCAGCTACACCGACTGCTCCGACCTTCCCTGACGTTACTCCGCCGGCCGTTCCTGCAGAAGAGATCGCTGAGCCTGAAGGCCAGATCGAGGAGGTAGACTGATGTTCCGCCTTATCCTGGGCATTGCTCTGCTCTGGGCAGTGCCGGCCGGCGCGGTGACCATCCCGCAGTCCCTGGATGAGTGTACAGCGCTCTGCGCTCAGTATTTTCCCGGAGAAACTGTAACACCTCCAACTGATCCAGTTATACCATTGCCTGATGGAACAAAAGCATGCACAATGCCTATAACTTTTGAACGGGGTGCTGATCAGAATGGAGGAAAGCCAGCAGTATTGCTTCGTACTCTTCAAGATAGTGCAGTTATTTCTGTGATTGTGAATGGTGAAGTTGCTAGGCGAGGAGTACCTTATAAAGGATGTCCGGTTTATTTACTGGCCAATTCTGATTCACAATATTCTCGTCCACTACAAATTAGTGTTAAAACTTCTGATGGACAGACGTGTACTGCTAAGAGTGGAGCAGCACCTACAAATCCGACAGGAAACTATACTAATAAAGCTGAATATGATTCATATGGAGTTCGTAATGGTGGGCGACAAGCCTGGAGGATTAATAAGCGAGGAGATTCTCTCGGTTCAGGTCCAGTAAAATTTACTTTCTCAAATGGCCTTACATTTGTAGTGAAAGATCCGAATAAGAATTGTCGAGATAGAGAAGATACTTGCAATAGGGATTCTCGTGCAGAGAAAGATGGTTTTCTTTATAAGCCAGGTAATGGATTACCTAATGGCACAGGTGATGCAGACCGAGGTACATCACATGGTGGAATTTATCTTCATGCTCCATATGGAAATAGTAGCAAAAAAGTGTTGATGCAATGGTAATTTGTAAACAGTGTGGATATAAATATACTGGTCCAAGATGTCCGATATGTAATTATCCAAACGAAGACTGTGATTGAAAGTTGTCTTTACTTCCTGGAGGGAGATATGAGGGTGATTTCGGAAGACAGTTTGCAGTTGTTTAAGAAAAATGATGAAGGTTTGCATTTTGTCAAGGATCGATATTGCAAAGAGCCTGGGCCATGCTTTTCATTTGATGATCACGGTAGAGCCGGCGTGAGTTGCGATCGGTTTCGTTACCAACCGACTGGGGTAAAATTATGTATCAAATTATAATCTTATTTTTCTTATTAATTACTTCTGTTGCTTATGCTAAGCCAGCTACAGTTGTAAGTGTTACTGATGGTGATACAATCAAAGTAGTTGACAAGACTGGGCTAACAACTGTACGGCTTTATGGTATTGATTCTCCTGAGAAGAAACAATCATTCGGTCTTGCTGCTAAAGATTTTGTTGAAGTCATGATTAAGGGTAAGGTTGTTGATGTTGCACCTGTTGATGTTAAGCATTATGATCGTTATGGCCGTACAGTAGCTGTTGTAATGATAGGAACGCAATGTGTACAAGAGCAGCTTTTGCTTGCTGGATATGCCTGGGTTTATCCGCAATATTGCCGAAAGTCCTTTTGTCAAGCCTGGGAAAAGCTACAAGGGATTTCTGCTGGTAATAGAGTAGGTTTATGGGCTGGTCCTGCTCCAGTCCAGCCGTGGGTTTGGAGGAAGAAATGAATTTTGTAAAGATTTCATATTGGGGGGCTGATCTTACTATTCCTGATTTTCTTGAATCTCTATGGCCTCATGATTTGCCTCCCGAGGCATGGCCAACATTCTGTGGTGCTGGTCAAGGTTGGGGAGATGCAATAGTGCCTGATAAGATAGGCAAGGTTTATCTCAATCCAGCAGGTCTTTGTCATGATGTTGAGTGGGCTTGTTCAGCCAAAAACCTAAGCGCATTTATGGGAGCGAATGGTAGGTTTTTTCTAAATTGTGTAGAGTTAGTTCTTGCTACTGATCTTGCTGTATGGCCTAAGATTAAGATGTTGACTTCGGTAACTGGGATATATTTGACAGCAGTTAGTACGATGGGAATCTTGTTCTTTTCATGGTTTACTAAGAATCGTAAAGAAGATGTTAATCCATTGGAGAATCCTACTGTGAAAGATCGACTGAAGAGGCTAGCTACAGCGAGGAATAATTATTGGGCAAAAATTCTTGCTTCCAGATTACCTGATAATGAAGATGGTCTTTATAGAGCCGACGAGAAAGGAGAAATGAATGGTTGAGACAAGCGGATTCCTAGCACTTGCCGCTGTGGTCGGAGTTTTAGTGGGATGGGGGCTTTCATTAATCAGTTTGGGAAGTAAAATTCAAAGAGAGAAGGAAGCAATAGCTAGAAATAAGGAACGAGTGGATGAGCAGGACAAAAAGATTGCAGAACTTACTCAAAAACTTGACGACCTTAACATAGCACGAGCTTCTATTTCACAACTTAATTCGGAAATGGGGGCACATGCTAGTGATATCGCTGAACTCAGAGCTGCAATTAAAGATGTTCTTAATCTCTTTAAATTAGCTGATGGTGAACCAAGGTTTATTACTCGTCCAGCTTGTTTGGGAATGCAGCAAAATTGCCATGAACTTTCTACTGAACGAGATATTGCAAGTAAAGTGCGGTTTGGTAATCTGGAGAAATCAATCGCTGATCTAAGAGATGCTCAAGAAAGTAACTTAGCATTACTCATTAACGAAATTCGTAAGGTACAAGCATGATACTTAAAGATGGCAGTGAAACTCAAGATCCTCGTTGTGGCCTTATCTTTCAGCCTGATCCTACTGCTCCAAATCTTCTCACAGTTTCACCGATTGATGAAGGTATTGATTTACGATATCGAGAATTAATTAGCAAATATCGAGTAAAGAAATTCAAAGATCCTTTGCTTAATCAAGGTGATTGGAGTGCTTGTGGTGGATTTGGATTTGCAGCCTTTCTTGAACATGAGCCTGGAATAAGAACTCTTGGAGATGAATGGGCGCTTGAGTTTTATTTCAGGTGTCAAGATAATGATCAGTGGCCAGGCTCTGAACGACCTGGATCGAAGCCAATTAGTTATGGCACATCACTTGCAGCAGTGATGCAGACTGCTAAGCAAGAAGGCTTAATTGAGTCCTATTGTCGAGCAAGAACTGTTGATGAAGTTATTCGTGGCATTGATTATTATGGTTCAGCAATTCTTGGGCTGGAATGGACCGAGGGTATGATGTATCCTCGTGAAGTAGACGGACTAAGTACTCCAGGTGGTGAGGTTGTTGGTGGCCACTGTACGGCTGGAACATTTATTAATTTGCATCAAAACATTATTGGTGGTCCAAACTCATGGCCGGATTGGAACTTGTTGCGTAATGGCTACTGGGTGATGGACCTTGATGATTTTGCAGAAGTATTCATGAAACGCGGTGGTGAGTGTGCGTTTGCCAGGAAGGCAGTAATATGAACATGCAAGTTGATGATAAATTTTATGAGTTTTTGAAACATGTTGAGGGAAGCTATAAACAAGTTTATCTTGATTCAGGTGGTGAACCAACTATTGGTATTGGACATTTATTGACACTTTCTGAGCGTAGATCAGGAAAGATTGTAATTGGTAAATCTATTATAGAATATAGGCACGGATTAACTGCTGAACAAATACTAATTCTTTGCAGACAAGATATTCGAACTGTGGTTAAAGTAGTAAATCGTGGTGTTAAAATAACACTTACACAGAATCAATTTAATGCTTTAGTTAGTTTTACTTTTAATGTAGGTGATGATGGCTTTTTAAATTCTACTTTACTTCGATTACTTAATCAAGGGCAGTATGATAATGTTCCTACTCAATTGCGTCGATGGAAGTATGATAATGGAAAAGTAGTTCAAGGCTTAATTAATCGACGAGAAAAAGAAATTCGATTGTGGTTGTCATAAAGGAGTAAAGTAATGTCATATAAACCTGGTGATTATTTAGTAATCTGTGATCAATGTGGCTTCCAAAGATATGCATCTGAATGTCGGATGACTTGGGATAAATTGTTTGTTTGTGCTGATACTTGTTGGGAAGAAAAACATCCACATTATACTGATCCGAAACCATTAGGTGAAAAGCAAAATGTTCCTGTACATAGGCCAGAACCTGAAGAAAATTTTATAACTGTTCCAATTACACCGGATGATCTTTAAGGAGTTTTATGGCTACTTTTAGTGAATTAAAAGAGAAAGTTGAGCTTCTTATTAATGATGATTCTTTTGAAGATTATTTGGGAGATTTTATTAATCAAGGAGTTTCTGAAATTGCTGGTGGTATGCCTTCGTTATTAGATGGCATTGAGAATCCAATACCTAATATACTTACGCCACCATTGCCTGAATTGTTTACTATAGATACTGTAGAAACCTCAACTACAGTTGCTTATGTAGATATGCCAACTGATTTTCAACGTGACTTACAATTAGTAGTGTCTTCTACTGGAAGTGAAATTGATATCGCACATTCATTTATTGAGTTTGCAGAAACGTACCCATTGCTAAATAAGACTGGTAGGATTTCTGAAGCTATTGAGCATGGAAGAAAGTTATATTATCAAGGTATTCCTGCAAGCGCTGAGACAATAACATTACATTACTATAGAATGCCTGTTGATATGGAAGATGATGATGATGTTCCTGATGGAGTTCCATCACATTTACATGTATCTTTGTTGGTGAATTTTGCTGCCTGGAAAGCTTACGAACATATTGAAGATGGTCTAGAAGGTGAAATACCGAATACTATTAAATTTAAAAATAATTTTCTTGCTGCATTAAGAACATTTGAATTAACACTTCCATTTTATACTCGTGGATTTATGCTTAAATAATTAAATTTTAATTGGAGGTATGCTATGGCATTAGAAGAAGGGAAAAGAGCAAGGTTGAAACAACCAATCGTTGCAGGCATTGTCGTTGATGTGCAATATAATAAGAAGGAGAAATGTCTTGAACATTGTCTCGAATGGACCACGGATGTCAATAACGACGGAGTGTCAGAAACTCATCGTCGATGGTTTCTTGAATCTGAACTGGAAGAGGTAGCATAATGGAAGAAATTAGAGCTGAAATTTCACACGGTATCTCTAACCAGGGCGCAAGCGTTGGTAGAGGTACTCAGACCGTAGAACAGTCAAAGGCTATCGGTCGGTACGGCGTTGAGTGTGTTGGACCGGTTGAAGAATTCCGGGTACGGTACGTTCTTCTTCGAGATAGAATCCTTTCATTCAAGCAGATGAACAAGGTTCGGCGCCTCTTGAAAGGATCGTCTATCCGCAAAATGATGATTGAATTTGCTACGATCCCAATGGAAGTCAAATGGACCGAGGCGTTTGACAACCTTGTCACCACGGCAGGCAAGAACGACATGCTCGACAAGTATCTGGCTGGCTCTACTTACACCGCTGCATGGTATATCGGCTTGATCGGTTCTGCCAGTTACACCACTGGCGCGGCAGTCACCGATACAATGGCTTCGCATGGTGGCTGGGTTGAGGACGTTGAATATTCACAGTCAGCCAGGGTAACAACCGCATGGAGTGCAGCAGCAGCAGGCAGCAAGGCGCTGTCATCGGCCTGTGTCTACTCGATCAACGGCGACGGTACGACGATTAAGGGCTGTTTTTTGAACTCGGTATCTACCAAGTCAGGTACTACCGGCACTCTTTTTTCTGCTGGTCTGTTCACCGGCGGCGACAAGGTTTTGGCTAACGGTGACACGCTGAACGTCAGCTACACCGCCACTCTGACTTAAAGGGGCGATGTGGGGGCTGTTCCTACATACATCAACAAGGGCGCGTTTACCTCTGGTACTGGAGATCTGTCGGTGCCACCCCCTTCATCGTCGTGGCTTAACGATATCCTTGTCCTTTTGGTGGAGTCAGCCAATCAGGATATCGCCACGCCATCGGGGTGGACCCAAGTAGCGAACAGTCCTCAATATACCGGTGATGCAGCCTCAGCAGGAGGTGTCCGTCTCGCCGTTTTCTGGAAGTTGGTTGAAGGGTCGCAGTTCAATGTCGCTGTAGCAGATACTGGCAACCACACTACCGCGCAGATATTCAGCTTTAGGGGGTGCGATCCAACAACCCCAATTCATATTACGGCAGGCAGCGTCAATACCCTGGCATCGACAAGTTGGACCTTGCCGAGCGTCACAACTACTGTCGGCAACTGTCTTATCCTTTTATGTATCGGCCTGGACTATGACGGAAACTCCACGGCTGAGGTAGGCGATTGGACAAATACCGGGCTTACCTCGATAACAGAGCGGACTAACGAGACAGTTAATAGCGGCGCTGGCGGCGGGCTTGCCTTGGCGACCGCCAGTCGAGCGGCAACCGGGGATATTGGCACAACATCGGTTACTTCCGCTCATTCCACTACGGCAGCATTTATTACCATCGCTCTGGCTTCTCAGACGGTGTTTGGAGTTTCTCAAACGGAAACCTCTGTCGTGAATGATGTGCTTGGCGGCGGTGGTGGGGCTCCTATCGAGGCAGACAGAACCGAGACTGCGGCCACTAGCGAAACAACTGTCGGGGTAATCCCTACGACTGCCGCGCAGACTGAAACGGCGGTGACAACTGAAGAATACTTGCCATACAAGAAGGTCACGGTCGTCAGTGTTGTCAATCTTCCTTCCAAAGACAATAGTGATACCGAAAACACAGGAAGGTATGGAAGCACGATTATTACAGTGCCAGACGGCGCAGATTTCTGCATCCTGTTTCACGGCTCTCGCGAGGCAAACCCTCCTTCTACTCCTCCTTTTTTCGATGGTTTCCTTGGGAGCCCTCAAACAGGCCCCAACTTCTTCGCCCTTGGGGGGCAGACATTCGCTCTTGCCGCTAGAAGCCTGGAGCTTGATCCACTCGTCAACAATAATAGGTACATTTGGGATGTCGCCGGCTTCTCCTTAGCTGCACCTCCACTTGGAGAGCAGGTTTTTGAGTGGAGTTTTTATCCGATATCGAGTGTGCATTATTTTAGTTTCGTTTTTTATGCGAATGTTCATCAGACAAGTCCACTGGTATATCAACCCGCTAATGGGCTTTATTATCGGGATGGGTGTACCACTACAGGAGATCTTACCGACAGGAACCTGGTCATAGTAGATGAGGAAGGTGGTTTGGTTGTGGGAGCAGTTACCACAATGGCTGGAGCTACTCCCCCCACAATAGAGGTAAACGGGCAGACACTCAGGGTGCTTCAAGGAGGCACAGCCCTAAATGAAATTGCCATGATGGTCGGTGATTACGTATCTGATGCAGCCGACCGTTTCTATTTTGATGACCTAGTTTATGGTGGATACCTCGCTTTTGCTCTGCGAAGATCAGTTGGAGAAATGTACCGAGCAGCGCAGGCTGAATCAATCGGCAGCGTGTCTGACGCAAGTCTCGGCCAGGACCAAAACCAGTATGTGCATTCAGCAATAACAGAAACTCTTGCAGTAACTGAAGCTGGGAGTTCTAATAATGCTGAGAGTGTAGACCTGGCAGATACATCAATTATAAGCACAGTTCATGATGGAGAAGCTATTTCTTCTGGAGCTGAGCTAATTGAAACAGCCCAGATAACTGATGAAGAGGATAGCTTTGCCACAAACGAAGGATTTGATCGCGGAGTAGGTGAAGGAGCGGTATGTAGTGATACTATAGAATCAACTGTTACCATTGAAAGAGATGCTGCTGATTCTTTGCCAGTTCGTCAGATTAATGGGCCATATGTTGATATTCCGACCGAGATAATGTTCTCGGATAGTCGATCATATCAGATTCATGATTATGCTAATACAGCTAGTGGTGGTCGGGCAGTTACTATTCATGCGAATACTAATTTACTGATTTTTGCTTATCACACTCTTTTCTATAATCCTGCATGGATTCAGGAAGGAAATTACACACTGACTTTGGGTGGTGTACCATTCGTGCATCTTGCCAATACTAATGCTGCCGGATATAATGTGATGGTAGCATATTTCAAAAATCCGGAATCAGGGAATATTGCTTGGAATTTTCCTAATCCGAACTTTGGTGGAGTTGAAGAATACGCTGATATTATTAAAATTTGTCAGTTCACTAATGTTGATATTTCAGGAGATCCTTTTCGCAGTATCATATCTCCAGAAGGTGTAACTAATGCTTCTTCACTTACTCTTTCTGATATTTCATATAATGAAGGAGATATGATAGTTGGCATTGAATATGGTATGGGTGGTGGGGCATATGGTGAAGTTAGGTGCGATGTAGGTAGGCAGCCTAACTTGATTAGTGGTGGAGCATATAATAGTTCTTATGGATGGTCGATCAGAACAACAGTAGGTGCAGTTCCTTGGGGTGCAAGTAGCATTGTTGCTACTACTGCAGATGGAGCAACGCAGGATTATATTTATATGATGGCTCTAGTTCTTAAGGTAAAACTTGAGGGTTGGATTGCATCACCAGCAGCCACCGAGGCAGGATCACTCACTCCATCTGATACTCTAACTAGTACTAGCCTTCATGCTGAAGATGCGGATAGAACTGATTCTTTAGAAGTAACTGAGGCACATAATGGAATTTCTTCTATTACCGAAGAAGCAGATAGAACTGATAGTGCTGCAATTGCTGAAGCACAAGTTGGAACACAATCTTATGGAGGAACAGTTACAGATAGTTTAATAATTGCTACTGATCAAATAGCTAGTCGATATGTTTATGGTACAGGTTACGCATGGGCTATAATTAGGGCAACACAGAATAGTCATAAGACAGCTGATTCTTCAGTGATTGATACATTAATTCCCAGTGAAGAGCTTATTGCATGGCGAGGACTTTATGTCTCTCTGGCAGATACAGCAACCATTGAAGAGCTTGTTTCGGCTTATAATGCTGCCTCAGGAGTAATTGCTGAAAGCATGGAGATAGATGATGACTCGACTACAATAATGGTTAGTTGGGGCTTCACAGTTGAGACTTCATTTGCCACTGATGTGCCGACTAATACTGCCATCATGAACGCAGCAAGGATAGAGTTGTTTACTGTTCTTGATGGTTATTCAGCTATCAGAGTTGAATGTTATTTTCCTGAGATGACTGTCACTTATGGAGAAACTTCATATACAGCTACTCTGTTTGTTCCGGCAATAGAAGCACTTTTTAACAGTGAGACAATTATGGGAACATTGCAAGATAATGAGCTAGAGGCAATTTTCAGTCAGAATGAAATTACTGCTATTCATGATACACCTAAAATAGAAGCTCTAGCGGCTGGTGAAGTTGTTGCAACTCTCAGTCAATCTACATACATCGCAACAAAGGGAGAATAATATGGCAAATGAAAACGATATCAGGATGTATAGAGGTGATTCATATGACCTTACTTTTACTATTACTGATAGTGATACAGCTCTTCCTGTATCTCTTAATGGAGCAACATTGAAGATGACTGTTACGACGATTAAAGATCCACCAGATGCTACTACCAAATTGTTTGATATGACTGGTACTGTTGATGCAGATCCTACGACTGGGATAGTAGTCTTTAAACCGACTACAGTAAATACAGCAACAATTGGAAATTATTTTTATGACATTCAATTGACTAGTGGAACGGATGTAAGGACTGTTCAAAAGGCAAAATTTGATATAGTTCAGGATAATACGAAATGACTATAAAACTATTCTCTGGAACTACGGGTTGGAATAATATAGCTGATCCAACTAGACTCAAGATTGATTTTGAAACTGGCATCGTCGAATTGGCAGAGGCTCTTGATGTTGATATAGATGATAATGGTCGGATATCCAGAAGGTTAGGACAAGTCAGAATTGCAACAGGTAGTTATCATTCGCTGTTTTGTGATGGTGGAGATTGCTTCGTTATTCTTGAAACTGTAAATGATGCAGCAATTTATAAAGTTGGCACAAACAATGTTCTTGTTGGTGTCCGATCTGGGTTGACTAAGAATCTCAGGATGGGGTGGTGTCAGACAAGTCTTGGAACTTATTATAGTAACGGAGTAGAAAGTGGTCGCATTACGGCTGGGGTATCATATGCTTGGGCAGCACAAACTTATGTTGGTCCACCAACCACAAGGACATTTGGAACTCCTCCGCTTGGTACTCATCTTGCTTTGTTCTCTTCAAGTATGTGTGTAGTCAATGGAGCAATTGTTAATTATTCAGAACCATTAGGATATGGATTGTTTGATAATGCTAGATCAAGATTGAGATTTGGTAGTAATGTGAAAATGTTCAAGCCAGTTGATGGTGGAGTGTGGGCATCAGATAGTAAGCGAACTTACTTTCTTGAAGGCTCAAATGTTAGAGAACTCATCAGGCATCCACGTTTAGAATGTCCTGCTCATGAACATTCAGAAGCTATCGGTTATATAGATGGTGAGAAATTTGGGCTTTCACCAGATACAGGAGAATGTGCAGCCTGGTCGTGCAATGATGGATTGTGTATTGGCACACCACAGGGGCAGTTGATTGTAGTTACTAAGGACAAACTTAATTATCAGGCTGGAACTAGAGGTGCTACAGTTTTCAACGGAAGTACAGTTATCAATACGATTGATGATTCAGTTTGCATAAGAACTAATTTGCGCGGAGCAGCATCTAGTAAGTACCAGAATTATGGATTTAATTCAATGGTTAAGTTTAATGGTGGATTGTACGGGGCAAAGAGTGATGGACTGTTCCAGATTGCTAGTGGTAGCACTGATAATACTACTTTGATTTCTTCTACATTTACCTTACCAACTACTGATTTAGGATCACAAAATAACAAGCATCTTCGCTTCTGGTACATGGGAGTAAAAACTGATGGCAAGATACAACTTGATTTGACAGCAGAAGGTAAGACGACGAATACTAAATCATTTAGGATTTCACCTCCAAGGAATGTACACCAGGTTGTCAGAACACCAATAGGAAGAAATTTGTATGGAAGATATTGGACTCCTAAGATATCAAATGTTCTTGGGAGTGATTTCTCTATAGATACAAATGCAGTATTACCAATTATTAAATCAAGTGGAATTTCATAGGAGATAGTTATGGCAGATTTTGTATCATCCGCAGGAGTAGTTCTGCCTGTTGCAACAGTTACTCCAAACCTTGCTGATATTAATGTTCCTGATCCGCCTATCATCATTGGTGGTACGCGTACTTTAGTTGAAACAAAACTGACCTCGACCATGCAATTGGCCGATGACATGATGGTGAGATTGGTTGGACTTGATGGTGCGAGTGGATATCTTGGAACACTTAACTCATTGATTACTACTTATTCTGAACCAGTTCTTGATCCACTTTCAATTACTCTTTCTACAACTGCTGTAACTATTCCTGAACGTCCATTACCTACTGGGCTTGCCTCGTTAATTACTGATTTTGGTACGTTTTCTGAAGTAGCTCCGACAATGGCAGCAATGCCAACCATTGACACAACATTGTTGACTCCAGGTACTGCTCCAGTTGCCCCAGAGGCGAGTGTCACTTGGTCTGAGACTGCACTTGTTACTTCTGTTTATACACCATTGTTAGCGAAGATTCTTGCAACGATGGCAGATGATTCAACTGGGCTTGATTCGTTAGTAGAGCAAGCGATTTATGATCGCGCTATTGCAAGAAACTTGACTACTAATAGTAAGATGTATAATGAGGTCGAGTCTTATTTCTCGGTCCGTGGGTGGGATGAACCGCAAGGTGCTCTTGAAGGAAAACTTCTTGAGGCGTCAGCAGAAATTGCTAGAAACGAAACGGATGTTACTGAAAAGGTAATGATCGAGCGAGCCGACTTGGCTCAGAAAAATGCTCAGTTCATCATTCAGCAGGCAACAGAATTAGAAAAATTAATTCGTGCTACTAGAGACGGTGAATCACAGCGAGCACTTGATTATTCTAAGATTTCAGCAGAGATTGTTATTCAATTATATTCAGAAAGTGTCAAAGGTTATGTTGCTACTCTTGAAGCAAAGAAAGCATATATCCAAGCACAGGTTGAAGTTCTGCGCGGAGTCATAGAAAGTAACAAAGGCTTGCTTGATGTGTATAAGGCACAATCTGAAGTATTCAAGATTGGTGTTGAAGCCAAAGCTAGTATTAACGATGCAATTATTAAAGGCTTTGAAGCTGAGATAACTGGTTATGAAGCTGAAACTAAAGCACTGACTGCAAGTCAAATGGCTTTGGTTGAAGATAATAAGGCGAAGATTGAAAAAGCTGATCTTGAATTACGACTTATGATTGCTCAGATTGATGCTGCAATTCGTGCATATATAGGTGAGTCTTCTTTGAAGGAAAAAGTCAGTAATGACTTAGCTCAGATCGCTGCTCAATCAGTTGCTTCTGCTCTGAATGCAGTTAATGTTTCTGCATCAGTTGGGGCAACTGAAAATGAAAGCAGATCAGAAGATTATAACAAGAGTGAATCAATTAGTGAACAGCATAGTTTCCATTCCAGTATTTCTGAATCACACGATTATACACATGATCCGACAGCATGACAGTTCCTATTAAGATAACATATACTGGAGATATTTTTACTGGTAAGAATTTTGCCAAGCAAGCGAGAGTTCAAGTCGGTATGCTGAAAGACGATATGGCTCGACTTGGACTTAAACAAGGCAGGCGATTTGTACCTGTAGCTCCGGGTGTGACCATTGAGGCTCGATCTGTCTTTGGATTTGATGAAGCAAGGGTTCATGTCACACCTTTAGTTGAAAAGAAGTTTAGTAAACCAGTAACAATCAAAGAGCTTTATGAATGGTATTGGTATGCCATAGCAGTTTCTATAGATACTACAGAGACTCTTATATCAGGAGGTGGATTATCAGATATTGATGTTGATCCAATTGGTAACGTAATTGTAGTTGGTTATACTAGAACAAGAGATTTTACAGATGCTTCGTCAGAATTATCAAATGAAGCATACGTACAATATTATAATAATGATGGATTGTTTCAACGCCGTCGAGTATTGGAAGGTGGATTGTTAAGTGGAGTGAATCGTAATGAGTCAGGAACTGGAGTTGCAATTGACCCGACTGTTCCGACTGAACTTGATACTGATTATGGTGGTGTTTATGTCACAGCAGATATTTATAAGTTGCGAGATGATAATTGCTACGATATGAGTCTGATTAAATATGCTTCAGACGGTGTAACAATTAAGTGGAAGAAACGATTTTCTCTTGGCACTACTGGAATTGATGATTTGTTCAGTTGGGGCGTTGATGCTGATGCTGCTGGTAATGCAGTAGTAATTGGCAGGCATGATGCCTATGATGAAAGTTATACTTTAATTTATAATGCTGCTTATGTTGCTTCTTTGCAATACGATGGTACACTAGGATGGACTCTACAACTTGGTGATTGTTTGCTTGATGAGTTTGGTGATCCGACTGTACAGAATATGGTTAATCCATATGATGTTGCTGTTAAGTCTACAGGAGACATTGTTATAGGTGGAAGTATTCAAGAGTCTACGACTAGCTCGATTCATCCGATGGGACTATTAACTAAACTTAATAGTAGTGGAGTTGTTCAGTGGCATCGAGTTCTTGAAGGAAGGTTCTTGCAAGCGAATGGACTTTACGGTTGGTATGGTGTTGGCACCAGCATGAGCGGACTGAGCATCAGAGGATGTGCTATTGACAGCAATGGAGATATTTACTGTGTTTCAATGGCAAAGATTGAAATTGCTACTGATAGTGGTTGGTGGCATTTTCATTTTTCTAAAGTATCTTCTGCTGGAGCATTGCAATGGCAAAGATTTGCAGAAGTGCAATACTATGATGATGCTGATGCGCTTCTTTGTGTTACTCAGTTAGATGTTGCTTTCGATGGAGTGTATATTATTTTCCCTAGTTTTCCCAATGGAACTGATGGATGGGGTGCATATATAATTAAGTTCCAAAAGTCTGATTCTGTTAATCCATTAGCACCACAAGCAGGAGATGTTCTTTGGAAAAAACACATGGCCCTTGAACTTACTCAATCACAAGTTGCTGGAAATACAGGAGTCATTCCTAGAGCAATTAGAACTGTAGGTGCCGATATTTATTTTGCTGGATCAATAATTGCTGATAAGTCTCCACTTACAGCTAAGCTTCCTGGTAGTGGTGGCTTTATTGGTAATCAAATGGGGTTGGTATTTACTAATCCGACTTTGTCAATTTATGATGATCAAGCAAATATTCCTGTACATCAAGATCCTGGAGAAGGTGAAGGAACACCAGGATATGAGTTTACTTGGCACGATGATGTTACTGTTAATACGACTACCGTGACAGCAACTATCTCAACACCAAGTGAAGGAGATTACGATTCACCACTCTGGACGCAAACAAATAAAATTATTAAGAAAACAATTTATACTCAAGGAGAATGATTATGCTTAATGATTTTCAAACAGCAGCTGAAGAAGAGAAGAAAAAAAGAAAGTTGGCTCTTCTTCCTACTACGGATGAAGCATTTACAGGTGAAGCTTATAATGTTCCTGCACATATAAAAAAGCAAGCACCAATGACTCCTGGTGATCCAATGAATGAATCATTCTATGGTGGAAGTAATCCGTTAAAAAATATTAACTCTCGTCCTGATAGAATTGGGCAAGGAACTAGAATAGTTGAAAGAAATATGTTACCTTCAGTAAGTATTGAAGGTCCTAAGATTAATGAAACTTCTAATGCACAAAGAGATGCAGAGTTAGGAGCAATGACTGTAGCAAAAAATGGAAATACAACCACTTATGATATTGGTGGAAATACTCTTTCATTTGAAGGAGAAAAACCTACTAGAGCATTAAGCAGGCTGGCTGGAACAAATCAAGGACAAATGTCAAACATGGATGTGTCATTTGATTCTAGTGTATCTCCTGAAGCAAGGAAAAGATTCTTAAAAAATCCTGTTGCTCCGACTGGACAGATGGCACAATATGAAAAGTATATGAACACTCCGCGAGGGCAGAATTTTGGTGTTACTAAGATTGATAATACTCCTGCACCTCCTATGGGATGGAGAACACGTAAGGATCTTATGATACAAGATTTATCTAATCAGCAATCAAGAGAAAATAATTTAGCTAATCTTGAAGAACAAAGACAGCGATTTATTATAGATAAAGATAAAAATCGTATTGATGAGCAAGGAGTTATTGCAGAAAATAAGTTACGTGTTATTCAAGGAGAGGTATTGCAGAATCCTCCGATTAAAGAAGCTAGATTAAAGCCTATGATAATTGAGGAATCTGATCCTATTGATCCTACTGGAAATACTAAAAGACAAAGACTTCTAATGCCAAATGCTGACGAGACTGGATATGTTGATGGATCACCAGAGCAACTTGAGCAACCAAGGGAACTTCCAGAAAATCATCCTGCACTTGCTTACTTACGAAATAATCCTCAAACAGCCGCTAAGTTTAAAGCAAGATATAAGTATTTACCATCTTGGGCAGAAGGTAAATAATTTATATTATTAATATAGTTATAAGGAATATTAAATATGGATATAAATCCTTACGATCAGTTTGATGATGCAGAAGAAGATCCTTATGCTCAGTTTGATTCTTTCGATAATCCTGTGCCTGAACGTACTTTAGGTTCTACATTAAAAGACACTGGTATATCTCTTGCTAAAGGTGTTATTGGGGCAGGCCAAGGAATTGTAGGCCTTGCTGATATTCCAACTGGTGGTAGAGTTGGTCGTGGACTTGAATCCATTGGGATAAAACCAGAAGAATGGCAGAAAGATCTTTCTGAAGAATATTCTCCAGCACAACAAGAGGCAAATAAAAAGGTTGATGCGGCAAAAGGCTTTGCTGATACAGCACAAGCAATGTTGGAAAATCCAAGTACTATTGCTCATGGTATTGTTGAGACATTGCCATCTGTTGCTGCTGGTGGTGTGTTGGGGCGTGGTGCTCTTGCGCTTAGTAGCAAAATATTACCAAAGGCTGTAACTGCATTAGGCAAAACAGGATCGACTATTGCTGCTGGATCAGTTGGTGAGGGTGCAATATCTGCTGGACAAACTGCAGAGCAAATAAGAAATGCTACGCCTAATGATCTTTTGACTGCTGAACAATCTGCACTTGCAGCAGCATCAGGATTAGGAACAGCAGCTTTTGGTCTAGTCGGTGGATCGTTAGCTAAGAAACTTGGTTTTGCTGATATTGATACAATGATAGTTTCTGGATTAAATCCTGCTAAGAAGGAAGGATTTAAAGGTGTTGTGAAATCTATTATTGGTGGTGGTATAACTGAGGGTGTATTTGAGGAATTACCACAAACTGTTCAGGAGACAATATTTACTAATGCAGCTCTTGATAAGCCTTTGCTGGATGGAGTTCCTGAAGGAGCTGCACAAGCTATTATTCTTGGCGGAGTAATGGGAGCTGGGGCAAATTTACTTCCAGGAGTAAATAAGACAGCTGAAAAGACTGAGCAAGAATTAGAACTTGACAGAAGAGCAGCAAATATTCTCAATTTGAAAGAGGATGAACTTGGTAAGAGTGTTCAAACTTTAAATGAAAATATTAAGTCGAATCAAGAACTCATTAATGATCTTGATAAACTTGAAACAAAAGCAAGAGAAGAAAATGTTGATCCGGCTGAATTAATCAGAAAGACTCTTGAGGAAAATAAAAATAATCAAAGCCTCCTGGATCGGATTAATTCTGGAATTCAGAAGAAAGAAGAACTTGCTAAGAAAGAGTATGAAGCACTTTCTCCTGAAGAGAAGGAAGTAAAAGAAATTGAAGATAAGTTAGCTACTCACAGGTATGAATCTGCAAGCCAACTTAATGAAAGGATTACAAATATTGATAATGAGATTACAACTCTCTCTGATCAATATAATAAAAAGTTTGATCCGTATTCATTAGATGCTAAAACTTCACCAAGTGCAGAAGAAAGAAAAGTAATTGAAGATAAACTTATTCAATTAAACAAACGGCGTAATGAGTTACTTGATAAAGAACTGCCTGAAGTTAAGAAGGCTTTTGCTCCATACACTACTAGAGAAGATAGGCAGAAGTATCTTGAAGAACTTTTCGGAACAGTAAATGTAGGAGAGAAGGTTGGGCTTGAAAAAGATGCTGCTGAATCTGCACAAATTATAGCAAGTGAAATAGTTCCAAAATCTATAGCTGATTATGCAAATCAAATAATTGCAAATAAGTCTCAAGAGCAATCAGCTTTAAATGATCAGGTATCTTCAAGAACTCCTGAAGAAGAACATAATCTAAGACAGATTGAAGATTATGTAAATTATGTAAAGGCCTATATAAACAACAGTTTTACTCCTGAAGAAAGAAAGGTTATTGAAAATTATTGGCAGGGCGTTAAAAAGGAATTGAATCTTCGCCAGGAAGAAATGACTCCTGGGACAGAAGCATTTATGAGGAAGAAATTCTTTGAGACACAACTTGCTAATATTGAAGGTAATGTCAAAAGTGATACAGCAGCTCAAAGTGAAGCAAAACAAAATGTTGTTCCGTCTTTAACTGAACAAAATAAACGACAAGTATGGTTTCAACAAATTGCTAAAGATCTCGGAGATGTTCAGATAGCAAATAGACAGGCAGTTGAACCTGAGATTCCTAGAAACTTGCCAGGAGGTTTGCCGAGTGGGTTCACTAATGAACGGCAAGTAGGTAGTGTTACACAGTTTCAAGCAACTGAAAATCAAGATGCCTTAACCAAAGTAAATCTTGAAGATATTAAGAAAGCTTTTCCAAATCAAACAATCACTCAGCATGAAAATGGTTCAGTATTTGTTCAGTTCAAAAATGGTCAAGGCTTAACAATCAATAGCATTCAGGCTGCTGGACAAGACCTCATTAAGTTAGCAATTGAAACTGGCCAGATGTCAAAGGATGGAAAGATCCTTGGAATTACAATAGGGAATGAAATTCTTCTAGACCAGAACTTTGCAGACAATAAGACTCTTTGGCATGAGAACAAGCATGTCCTTGACAACTTAGGATTGGTTACAGAAGCAGATAATAGTGCTTTGAATAAGGAGTTTAATAAACTTCGTAAAGCAGGTAAGCTTGATTTTGCCCTGAGTACTCACAAAGACCCGAAGCAAAGGATGGTTGAAAATCGTGCGAACATGTTTGCTCAGATTATGGTCAACAGAGCTGAATACAGAAACACTGCTTTCGGTAAAGTGATTCAACGAGTAATGGACTTTTTTCAGCAATTGCTAAGTTTTGGCAAGCAGACTGTTTCTGGCCTGGCTCGTGAAGTAGAAAGTGGAAAGATTTATGAGCGTCAAGTTAATGGACAAACTGTTCAAGTTACTGTTCCTCAGGCTGAAGAAGTAGCAAACAAATGGTACTCAGCACTTGAGAATGCAGTTGCTGGATTTAACCAGAAGCAAGCAACACCTGATCAATGGAAAGGAATGATTAAGAACTTTCCAGGAATTAAGCAGGATGAACTTGATTGGGTTGGTTTATATGATTGGCTTGATAAACAGGAAGGAAAAGTTAGCCAGGCAGAATTGTTGAAGTTTGTTCAGGAGAATAATATTCAGCTTGAAGAAGTTGTTAAAGGTTGGACTGTAGATAAAGAACGAAGATTAGATGAGCTTGATAATAAGTTACGAGAAACTGGTAATTTATCTGTTGATGAACAAGATGAATATAATAGTTTAATTAATGAAGAATCTTTACCAAAAACATCAGGAGTTGCCACAGAACATGAAAATTATCAACTTCCTGGAGGAAAGAATTATAAAGAATTAATATTAACTTTACCAGCAAGGCAAGATAAAAGTACTTATACTCATGAAGTTCATTGGCCTGGTGTTGTAAATCCTTTAGTTCATATCAGGTTCAATGAACGAGAAGTTATTAAAACTCTTAATGATTTACGTGAAGAAGATCGTAGAGCTGTTGCAGCTGGTGAAAAATCTGCTTCTTCGTTTGGGGTAGGAGAATTACAAAAGGTTTTGTTTATTGAAGAGATTCAAAGTGATTGGCATCAGGCAGGAAGAGAAATAGGTTATAAAGAACTGTTAGATAAACGATTTAAAGAGCTAGATGCAAAAATATTATCCGGAGAAAAACTTACTGAAGAAGAAAAGAAATGGTATCAAGATAATGAAATGCTAATGGGTGTTCCCAATGCGCCATTCAAGAACTCCACTCAATGGTCACTACTTGCCATGAAGCGAATGGTCAGGTATGCTGCTGAGAATGGTTTTGATAAGATTGCATGGACTACTGGGCAGCAACAGTTTGATCGTTACGCTCAAGGCACTGAAGAAGAAAAGGCTAAAAGACTTCATGGGATGCAAGAATTTTATGATAAAATACTCCCGAATACTTTTAATGCAGAGTTCAATAAGAACAAGTGGGGTAATGCAAGAGTTGAAACTACATCAATCGAAGTAGATACAAGTGCTTATCATGCAGGAGATAATATATTTTTTGATGCATTATCTATTCCAATCACGAACCGCATGAAATCTAAGGCACTCCGTGAAGGTATGCCTATGTTCGAGGTTCGTGAAACCCCAGTGCAGAAGATTAGCGATGAGGAATATCAACAACGATATAAAGATAAGAATAATATAGTTCGTAGAATCGGAAAGACTCTTCACATGAGGGCTAGTGAAGTTAAGCAGTTTATAGATAAATTTGGAGGATCATCCTATACAAGATTGTTAAATGTAGATAAGCAACTTGCAATGGAGTATAGAAACATAGACATTAAAACAGCCAGAGAAATTACTCATGCCCTTAAAGCAGCACATCCATTGCTAGAAAAAATTAAGTTAATGAGTAAAGAAGATCAATTTATTTGGAATGAAGCTACGCAATCAGCAGATAAAATTAAGATTGAAAAGCTAGCCACTAAATATAATATGATTAATGAATGGCAAGAAGTTAGAAAAGTTTTAGATCAAATACATAAAAATGCTGAAGATGTAGGTTATAAAGTTGGCTATATAGAAGAATATTGGCCACGAATAATTAAAGATGTTGCTGGATTTTTACAAGCCACTAAAGATATATCTAACCAACCAGAATTTAGTAATCTTTTAGATAAGGAAGCTGCAAAGATTGGATTGGATAAAGAAAATTTTATTCGTAACTATCCAGAAAGAGCAGCAGATTTGATTAGTCATAAAATTCTTAATCCTGGTTTTGGTATTGGAGGCCCTGGTAACATTCAATCAAGAAAGTATGATATTGTTGATAAAGATTTAGCTCAGTTTTACATGGATAGTAATGCAGCATTAATGAGCTATATCTATAGCATGACTAAAAAAATAGAAGCTAGAAAATTCTTTGGAAAAGTTCCTCCGAGAATAGCTGGCCTTAAGGCAGATAGGTCACGTAAAGAAGCAAGAATTAGAGAACTGGAATTGGTTGCTAAAAATGCACGTGATATTAATCCAGCAGAAGCAGCTATAGCTAATAAGACAATAGATGATTTGTCTGGAGAAATAATTCAAATCGAACAAATTTTAGATGAATACAAATATCAAGATCGCGATTATACTGAAAATATTGGAGCATATGTAACAGAAAAAATCTTATCAGGAGAATTAAATCAAGATCATGAACATATGGTTAAGGAGATTCTACATGCTAGATTTAACGAGCATGGAACAACTGGCTTAGTTACTGCCTTTAAGAATGCATCTTACATTGATGTATTGGGATCGCCATTAGCAGCTGTAACACAGATTGGTGATCATGCTTGGGCGATGTATGTAGCTCAAGTCTGGACACCTAAAGGACTGGCTAACTATATTAAAAATGCTGCAAAAGCTACAAGTGGACAATTTAAAACTACTAAGAAACTATTTGGTGGATCAGAAATTACAAAAGAAGATCTATACCTAGATCGAATAGCTCAAGAATTTGCAGATGGAACTACTTTAAGCAATGCAGTCAGTTGGGTTTTTAGAAAAGTTGGTCTTGAAAAAATGGATTCAATCGGCAAAGAGACATTAATTAACGTAGCTCATGATCGCTATAAACAAATGGCTAGTTCAGATGCAGGAAGGGCAAAATTAATGACACAGCTTAAGCCAATTTTTGGGCCTTCCTCAGAGTCAGTAATTAATGATTTGCTATCAAACAACCCGAGTGATAATGTAAAGATGTTACTGTATCATAAAGTGTTGGACTTTCATCCGGTTGCTTTATCTTCAATGCCTACACCATACTTAAATGGTGGAAACGGTAGAGTAGCTTATATGCTCAAGACATATACTATTCAACAGTTTGATGTCTTCCGTAGAGAAGCTTGGCACAATATGAAGAATGGTTATATGAATGCTCAAGAAAACGGATATAATGAGAGTAATAAAGCACAAATTATTGAAGGTATAACTAATATGATTAAGCTGGCAAGTTTATTAGTACTTGCCAATGCTGGTGCGGATGAGATTAAAGATTGGATGCTGGGGAAAGAAACAAAGTTTAGTGATAATGTAATTGAGAATTTCTTAGTTCTTGGTGGCGCTTCTAGATATATTAGAACTAAAGTTAGTCAAGAAGGTATAGGCAGTGGAATTGCTAGTCAATTAATGCCTCCATTTAGATTTTTTAATTCTGCTACTAAGGATGTAGGAGAAACTTATGACAATTATATAGCTGGTGATACAATGAACTTTAATCATGCTAGAATAATTGAATCTATACCAGGGATGGGTAAGTTGTATTATTGGCATTGGGGAAGAGGAGCTGACTATAAGAAGAGTGGTAACGAGCAAGAGTTTAGTAAGGTTGGAAAGGAGGTAACGCTATTCAAGAGACAGCTCGAAAACTCTGAAGATAAGAGAACTTTCTTGAACTCAAACCTGGATGGGTTCAAGCAAATGAAGTTGCATGAAAATTTTCAAAGTGCTCTCAACCGGAACCAGGCAGTAATTAATAAGTTGAAAAAGATTGATCAGACAACAAATGTTCGGGAAAGGCTTGGGCAGTTGCAGCAGCAACGGGAAATGATATTGAAAAGATATTTTGAAGTTACAGATATGGGGCAATAAAAATGAAGAGCCAGAACTTACAAATTAACGTAGGTTCTGGCTTTGTTTTAACTCTGCAGTAAGTCCCAAATCTGTACAGCCAACGAATATTTATAAGGCTTTAACAGGTGGGGATTTATCATATAGGAAAACTTTTCAGGCGTTATAAATGGAGTCTTTAGTTGGCTTAATTCTTCTACAGGAAGTTCAAATGGAATAATCTTTCTAATTAATCCTGCCTTTTGCAATGCTGCCAGCCTTTGATAAGTTGTGCCCATCTTAGACTTGTCATAACTTTCAAATTGCCTCATCACAGCAATCCCAAGTTCTGGATCAGAGTTTTCTTTGATCTCATTGAATAAAAGTCCTGTGGCTCTTGGCACAGACAAGATTAGGTCAAAGATATCCATGTATGTTTTCCTTGAATTGTTTCTTCTATATGGTCCGATCATTCCAAACGGAGCATAGTTTTCCTTAGCTATGGATTGCCTAGTTACTTTGTAGATGGAATTATCGTTTGAATAGAAACTGATTGTTTTTGCTAAGTGATTTTCTTCCATAATAAATGAGGTGAAAAGGTTTATCGGAACTTCACTATAAGGGATTTTACCATAGTGGTGGAAAAATTTCAACCTTTTTTGGTGCCTTTGGTCGAAAAATTTCAACCTTTAAAATCCCGATAACCCTTTGAAAACACTACAAAAAACACGAGTTAGCCTACCCAAATAAACGCATACTAGTATATAAAGGCCACCCGCTTTTCATAGAAAACTTTCCCAAGGCATCATATTCATTACTCGCTGCATATCAGGATGAGCTGCTTTAGCTGTACGTAGCTTTCTGATATGTGACCATTCAGTTGCATCTGCTGTGACTACGATCTCAGTCTTCAGGGCATTGGGCAGAACTGCTCGGGCTTGTTGGGGCTTGAGATTTTCTTCGAGAAGCTGTTTATACGTATCCTCTGCATTTTCACATAATGTACAAAACATGCTTTGAGCAAACCAATCCCAATCCTCAAACCCAGTTGGCTCAATAAACTCCATATCCTTACCACCATAATTTACATACCTCGTGCTCTCCTGAGCAAACGAACATGGCCTGTGTCTTACCAACTCATGACTGACTCCACGATCACAGATGAATTTTGCTGAATAGCGGTGGAGTTGCTTGGGGATTTCGTCGTGAGGACAGATTTCCCAAGATGAGTGAATCGCTACCATGCTTTGATCAAACAGCTTTCCATATGTTTTTACAAAAGGAACAAGCACTGCAGCATATCTAATTTCCATAGTAACTTGCGCCCATGCTGTTAAACTGCCACCTACATAGATATAGTCTTTCCATACTTTTACATTAATATATTTTCCTAACTGTTCTGTCATTAATGCAATATACGCAGGAGTGAAACTGTTGTTAGTTCGCACTACAAAGTTTGAGTGTTCAACCATAGCCAGATGTCCAGCCTTGATCAGCTTCTTGACAAATCCTTCTGCACTATCTTCAGTAATCTTATCTTCTGACTTGTAACAAGTTCTGCCTGCCATCTCGATGAATTTAAGTGCTGCATTATATTCAGTTGGTACTGCTCCAAAATATTGAACTCTTGGTTTGATTATTTTCATATTCTCATTCTCCATCCTCATGATTTAATGCTGCTATCAAATCATTATGCAAATCTTCTCTGGGATCAATCATAAAGTCTTTTGAGCTATTCATTAATTGGGCTTTTATCTCAGCTAAAACTTGTATCTGATAATTGAGATCTTTAATCTTTTCAGTAATTGAAATTATACTAGCTTCTGTTAAGTCTTTATGAAGAAATTCTCGAAGTAGTGGTGCATAAATACCAGCTCTATCAAGTGTTTTCAGATGTGTTTTCATTACTTGTATCCTCCACTATTTTAATACAATCTTTAATTGCCTGTATGGTTGCTGCTGCTGTAACTCCATTAGGAATTATTACGTTAGCTGCATCTCTAGTTGGTTCTGCCTCTCGAGAAAGTAAGAAGGCTTGAAGTTTTTGTAATACTATAGCTTTGTATAAAATCATTTTTAATACACCCTCCAGGTGTAGTTAATCACTTCAGCTAATGCATGTAACTTCTGGCTCAGTAGAATTGCTAATCTTAATCACTGTTTGTTTTACTGGAACTGGAAAAGCTTTAACAAGTTTTTTATCTGTTGTAAGTCCAAGTGCAATATTTAATCGTTTAACCATGCCAGCCAGCCAATCTCCATGAGATTTGAACTGTAATAACTCGCATTCATCTAAAGCGTTTTGTAAGTCTAGTTCAGTTAGTTTTTTCATAAATTTGCACTAGTTTTCATGCGTAAGTATCTTATTAATTTCTTGTTCTTTCTCAGCTATCTTTGTATAAAGCATCCCTGCATAGTGTGCAATCTTTAGCAGGTCAAGTCTCTGTTGACCTTCACGAGAGTTCTTTCCATATCGATTTAGATACTTTTTCATCTGGGTGATAAAATCAGATTCGCTAAACTCTGAACATTGATCTGATCCTTTATCTCCATACTGTGGAACAGTATATTGTTCAATGTGATGAAATACTTTTTTACTAAACTTTACCCATTCAATTGCACGTAATGAAAAACCAGGATCGTAATCTTCTTCTGCTGGACAAGGATCAATTTGCATAGTTAAGCTCCATTATTATGTTTTTCTATTTTTGCTACAAGATCTTTTAAGCCTTTTTCAATCTTATAAAGCCTTTCAAGTTCATCAGCAGCTTGCAATCTTGCTGCACGTAATTCATGTTCTGCCTGATTATAGATATTTGCAATTTCTCCAACTTGAGGAATACAAATTGCTAATCCATTTTCTAATTTTATATTTGTTATATCAATTAAAAGTTTTTCCATTGTAACTTGACGTTCTTGTGCAGTTTTATATTGTTTTTCCCATGAGCATATAGACATATGATATCTCCAAGTATATAATTTTTAAGTTTTGTTTAGATATTTTATTCATTTGAATTCAGGTTCGGAATAACAATTCCTCCATTTAAATTAAAGATTTTTTATTTTTGCTAACTTTCTATCTTCAAGTATGCTTAATGTATGCTGCCTATCTTCTTCAGTTGAATTTAAAATTATATACCAAAGATTTTCATCTGTTGACCAATGATCAACAAAAACTATATTATTTCCTTTTTGACGCTCAGCTTCAAAACAGTTAGTCATGTGGACAATTAAAATGCCATATAGATTATCTTCATTATGCATTTAGTTTCATCCTTTAAAGTAAAAATTCAGTTTTTTCTTCATTTTTTTTCTCCATTTAAACTATATTTGCTGAAGATTCGGAATAACAATTCCTCTATTTACCAACTCAAAAAAGCACCTTTTAGTTGCGCTGATATCCGCATAGGCGTCATGAGCTCCATCAAAGCATTCACCAAATAAGTGCTCATGCAGCTCGGTTAGCTTGGGCCATTTTGCACGTCCAGCCTTGTTTTTCAGGCCACACATTTTTACCACATTCTTATCCTTCATGGTACAATGGTTTGGAAGATCAAGATAGAATGCACTTCTCGCCAGGTCAGATAGTTCTTCCAGGTTGCGTTCCATCATCTGGTAAACATAGTTCCAATCAAAAGCAAAGTTATGACAGACTACCAGGTCTGCCTGCCGAAGCATTAAGCCAAATTGTTCAGCCGCAATTAGTTCATCTATACCTTCTTGGTCGGCTCGCTCAATGGTGATGCCATGCACTTCTTGAGCATAATAATTCATTGATCTGCCATTACTTTTGATGATGACATTCATTTGATCAAATTCTTCTTCTTGACTGGCAAGAATTGCACCAATCTGTACTGTCCAGGCCTGCTCGGGATCGTTAGCAGGCAGAGCTTTTTTAATAAAGTCAGAAGTTTCAGTGTCAAAGAATAGTACTTTTGTAGCTGGTGTCATTTAGTTTCTCCATTTATTAATTATTTTTATCTTCCCAAAATCTTGCCCTAGCATACTTTAGCATTTCTTTCATTTGATTATTAATCCATCCAGGAACTTTCTTTTTAGCAGCTAATTCTATTTCTTTTAAAGCTATTTCCTGACATTTATCTTCTATAACTTTTGAAAAGGATGAATTTTGAAACTCTCTAATAATGGTTTCTTTAACACACTCTTCAATTATTTTACTTAAAGAATAACTATAACTTGATCCAGTAAGACTATTTTTTATATAAGACTTTATATGATTTTCTATAACTTCATCTGGAATTTCAAAGTTCATTTTAGTTTTTCTCCATTTTAGTTTTTCTCCATTTGATTTTTAATAACATTCCTATCCATCAACCTAAAGATTGTTCTGTCAAGATATGTTGGATCCCTAACTTTGTGTTGCTTACGAACTGTGGTATATCTGCAAGTTGTAGCGGAATTCTCGGCTTTGAGTATCCCTGATTGTTCAGCCATTTCAACATAGCCACGTAGCTGAGGGATGTTGTCTACATCCAGGTGAAAGTTCCTAACTAGTTCTGTCCACTCAAAAGATTCGTGAGCATCAATGAAGGACAGGATTTTAGCATAGATGTTAGCTTGACTGGATAAGCCAAGTCCATAGAACGCGTTTGGCATCTCAAGTTCTGTTGCTTGCATTATAGCTAAGGCTTGCTCGAAATGTTCAGCCGTGATGATCATTTCATCAGACTCGGCGGCACAGACAAGCATGCAGACCTTATTCAAATGAAGCGGGCGCCTATGATTATAGCCTAAAAATCGCTCACTTGGCACACCTGACTCGTCATAGTCTTGCTCATACCAACGAACATAAGTCTTGAGAAAATCCTTACTTAGAGTGAACTGTCCAGATAAGTTTGCAATTTCCTGGAGGTCATTTTCTAACCTTTTTTGTGTATCTTCCTCCTCTTCAGTTAAAAACTGTAAGGCTCTTCTTTGCTTGGGACCCTGGCCAACTACGAAAATAATCCGGGAGATTAGGCCACCACCAACTGCGTCTTGACTCAGCTTAGATTGCAATAGACTAGGAGTTATGCAGCCAAAAAGCGTTAGCCAGCAATTGGATATGTCTTCAGTCTTCCTGGCTAGGGTTTTATACTTCCAAGTATCTGCACAATCGAATAGGTCAGTCAGGGATGCTAGGAGCATCTGGTCTCTGTCGTTCAGAAAGACTTGAAATTCTTCTGACCATATTGATACACTCTTATGCTTGCGAGTAAATCCAGCATGATCAACATAAGTATCTTCGCTGTCCATGAGTTCTTTATACAACGCTTGGGTTGATCCTAGCGAATCTGCTCCAATATTAACATCTAATTTTTGTACAAAGCTCTTTGCAATTTTCATGGCTGTGCCTTTCCGTCCCCCAGGTGGACCGACAAGAGATACGAATAAGTTAGGATAAACATAACCACGAAGTGCTCCCCAGTTGCAATAACACTTTCTTCGCAAGGCGGAGCTAATAGCTGTTAGTCCGCTCCAAAGATGGTATAGTTCTGGTGGCTCTGTTCGCTGTGTATACTTCATATAATGAGCTAACCAATTATCTAATTGCCTCGACATGAAAAGGTTCCTTGAATAGCTACGTACTATTTAATGGGCTTTCCCATTTTATTATCTCTATAAATTTATACTTTTATAAATTAAAAAGTTTGCTTCAAAACTTCTCTCTTTAAAAAAGTATTTCCACAGTGAGGGCAACCATTCCAATAAAAAACAATTAAACATTTTTTACATCTTACATCATCTGGATAGTTTGATATTTCTTTAAATATTAAATCAATTTGACTTTTTAAAAACTTTTCAGTTAATAGAGCTCTGTTATAACTATTTCCATATGTTTTATAAATAAATTTATTATTTGCCATATTAAAATCCTATCTTCTCAATTGCTTTATCACATTCTTCCTGAGTGAACTTACTGATTTCAGCCGTGTTACCAGCCCATTGCGTGCCAATCTTGGCATCCAAGCCGATGGTAAAACTTTTTCCTTTGTAAGTAAATGTATGAGTCAGATGATCTTTAATGATAAGAAGGATCTGAGGCAAGTTTGAAATCTGGCTTTTATGAAATCTAAATACAAACGAATCATGAACAGTTGTCATGCAACGAATATCAAAACCATCTTTGCCAAGCCGAGGATCATTTACTGCTTTAACCATTCCTCGATTGAGTAATTCTGCAACAGTTGACTGAGGCTTGTAGCTATAAGCATTTCTGAATAATGCTGCATTCATTTCACCTAAGAACCTGCGAGGCCGACCAAATAAGTTGTATAGAACTCGATTCTTTTGAACCTCTTCTTCGATTGATCTATGCCAGCGTTTCAGTCCAGGAAAGCGGTCAGAATAACTATCAAGTAACCTTTTGCATTCTGACTGAGACTTGAAAATTTCCTCAGCCGCTAGATTATCAGAGAATGTCTGTGGACCCATTGCGTAGTTGCTGGCATGGACGACTTTCTTACCCATGTAACGCATGGTAGCTTTCTGATCAGCCTTTTTAGTTTTAGCTTCATGTATAACGTCTTCTATTGGAACGTTAAATATCTTGCTTGCATTAAAACTATGCACATCTATTCCTGATTCAAACGACTGGATCATGTTGGCATCTTGAGTAAGGTATGCAACTACATGAGCCTCTGCTTTTGCAAGATCAACCTCACAAAGAATCCAACCATCTTCTGTAATGAGATAATATTTGAAAACATACGGCTGGTTCTGCAAGTTTGACCCGGTTCCAAAGTATGTTTTTTCTGTAGCTATTCTTCCGGATACTGTTCCAGATATTTTGTGATTACAACGTAGTTTCTTATCATCATCGACTTGAATATTAAAGTAAGTTGATACCATCTTTTGGTACTTTCTAATCTTTATGATGATTCTAGCTTCTTCAGATCCTTTAACATCTTTCTTTGCAATTCTGTGTAAGGCTACAGTATCGCATGTGACTGAGCCAGTTTTGCGATTTACATATGGCTTGATCATACAAGTTCCGTAGAAGTATGCAACCATTTGTTTTGCTGAACCTGGATTAATTTCTTTGCCTGCAAGTTTATTCAACTCTGCTTGAAGCTCGATCAGTTTGATTTCATACTCAGATTTGATCTTTTCAATACCGTCTGTATCAGTCAGGATGCCATTGAATTCCATTTCCATTAACGGCTTATGGAGATTCATTGTATAATCCATAGCATCCATAGAATCGAATTCACCCAACTCTTCAAGGAGCTTCTCAGTTATTGGCAATAAGTATGCTGAGTCTTTGGCATTATAAGTCCAGTATTGTGGCCAGTTCTTAATAGTCTTAAGATGAGATTGCTTTCCTTCATCTTTGTAGTAGGGATAATATGTGTATGTTGAAGTTAGATAATCAAGACCTTTCGGGAGTTCTGTATAACATATATGCTGTGCAAGCATTGTATCAAAATAAAAGTTATCTGTTTTAATCATCATGGTACGGAAAGTAAACATGATATCAAACATTCCATTTTGACAAATCTTACCTATGGCTTCATTATTAAGTATTTCAGCTAGGCCAGTCCAGATTTTTATCTCTTCTGCTGTTGCCCAATAGTTGCCCTGGTTGTTCATTAGAGGAACAGACATAGAGAGAATCTTATTATCGTGATATACTGCCAATGAGTAGCAGGTAATAAATTCTGGGGTAGCTTCAATGTCGAAAGCTACATATTGCTTTGTCTTAATCAAGGCGTAAAACTGCATGATTTCTTCAAAGCTAGGCTTGATTTTTATTTCCACATTATCGACAAGCAATTCTGGATCTTCAATAATTCGCAGAGCCTTCGTGAAGTCTGCAATCATCGTGTAGAAGTGGATAGGCTGTCCGTATGGGAGAGTGAAAGATGGATGATAAGACAAACCGATTATTTTGCCAGCAAGTTTATCTTTCAAATGAGGGAAGTCTTCTGCATGGTAGAAAGAACCACGATATTTTGTGATTGAATCGAACTTAGGCTCATCCAGTAAGAGTCGCATTGGAGTTGCACCAAGTAACATTATGACTTTGCCCGGGAATTGGGCAAGCTCATCAATTAGTGCTGCTTGCAATTTGCTCCAGTCTGGATGACGATAGCCTTTGTCAGTCCATAATACAGCGGTATTATTTTTGGGAAACTTAGCTTTGCAAGCATTGGTTAGATAGATTTTGTATCTTGCTAGTCTGACTGCTGCACAGATACGATTGAGCTGAGAGCCTGTCGGCCCTACGAATGGTTCGTTCTTCAGGACTTCAATTTCGCCTGGAGCTTCGCCGACCATAGCGATTTCAGCCGTGAGAATATTATCAGTTGGCGCGCACTCTACAGCCAATGCATCGAAAGAACCTTCTTTCTGCGGAGTTGCTGTAGTTGATATGCTAGGAATGATCATTGCTAGTTCCTTTTAATTTAATTCTTTTTCTTCTATTATAGGAACATCTATCCATTCAGAAGTTGCTTCATTAAAATATTGTAATGTATCATAATTTACTATTTTCATTGGATTCGGTCCACCATACCTAACATCCATAGGATGACAATCTAATTGTTTAGAATATCTTCTTAAAATTCTTAATTTCATTTTTATATCCTATCCTTAGTTAATGCTCCTGGGTTCGGAGCTTTAATCTCTTGCTTACAATCCAAGCACAGGTAAGAACGAACTCGTATAACATTTGCACTTATCATACTAACCGCAAAGTTATAATTTGGCTCATTCTTATAGCCGTTCGGCCAGCTCTTAGAGGCAAAACCTATTTCGAGTGGCACGATGTTTTTATGTAGGCAACAGTTAGAACCAGGCATGATGGGAGCTTTTTCAGAATTTAACTGGCCTACAGAATATTTTGTCATTTTAGAATACCTTGATTAATATGAAAATTAAGCTCCAGGAGAATAAAAAATTATATTAAAATTTTCATCTGCTAATATCCAAGAATAGCTAGGTAAAATTTTTGACCTCTCCAATGGAGTTTCTAATTTGATTTCAGAAGTAAAAATAATTTCTAAGCATTCACTAAATGAATAACTTTCAGATATTAACAATCTAAATTTTATATTATCTCCTAAAATTTCTTTAATTTTTGCCTTTGCATAATTATAAGAACTTACAGTAAAATCCATTTCTGGAGTACATTTTATAAAATCCATATTAAACTCCTTTTATAGGTGCCTTCTGTTCTGATAGTTGACCTACTTTATATTTTGTCATAATAAATACATAACCTAATTTTATTTTGCAGCAACTAAAACAGATTTTCCTTTTATACCTTTTGCAGCAATAACTCCATATATTTCTTTTGCATTATCATATACTGGTCTTACAGTATCACTGTCTAACCATACAACATCATTCACATCAAAGCCATCTCCAGCAATATGCAGTTGTGGATTTTTAATTAATCCACTGGGTAATTCTACAACATATCTATTATCTTTTCTCATATTAAAGTCCCTCCACTTCAGCAGTTATTCCCAGATAGTTTTCAAGCCTCTGGTAAAATTCTGGAATATACTTCTGGCTCTTATCACAACCAACTGGCATCATTTTTTCTTTGGCTGCACTAATCAAGCAATTCCCAGAACCAGCAAATAAACTCATAAAGATAGTTCCAGGCTTTCCTAAGGCTTTTAAGAAATGATCATAAAGCTCTATAGGCTTTTCCCACTGATGGATTCGTTGACTAGAACTGACTGTACTTATGTTAATTGAAGACGACAAGCTAGGCGTATTGAATTGTGCATTTCCCTTACGCAGCAAAAGGAACATTTCCCAGTTGCTCACCATGTTTGTTTTAGGTTTATTAGTACTTCCTCCAACTTTGTTCCATGAACCTGGAGACTGAGTACCAAAGCCTATTTCTCTAGCAATGTTGTTGATTTGTATAAAATGTTCTTTGCCTGTCCAAACTAAAGCCCAACTACAATCAAGCATCTTCTCATAGACTAATGGGAGATAATTAAAGTAGAAGTCATAAAGCTCTTTTTCATCCCAATCTTGAGCCTTGCATTCGATCTTATTCGTTTTACCATAATTGTCGTTGAAATCAATTGCATATGGAGGATCAAGTTCTACCATTCCCACAGAGTTGTTAGGAATCTTATCGAGAAAGGTTTTGTAGTTTTCGGCTACATAAATTACTTGAATGTTAGATCTGATTGGTTCTTGTTCATCGTCAAGTTCTTGTTCATCTTCATCGAACTCGGTAAGTCTTTTTTTGGCTTGCTTGGTTTTCTCAAATACATTCTGAGTTACAGTATTTTTTATAGGTGCTGTCATGGTTCCATTCTGTAACGCAACTAAACGCCCTTTTTCAGCATCGGTAAAACTTCCCATTCGCTGAAGTGCCTTAGCTTGTTCACCGAGAGCTTTGTATGCTTCTTTAGCTCGGCCTTTAGTAGACTG